GCGGTGGTGGTGGTGGAAGGCCGGTGTTTAGCCCACTATACACAACGACAACAACGTCATATCCAGCAGGAGAAGTTCCGCAAATTGACACCGAAACAAATATTTACATGTCACCACAGGAATATGCGGCAAGAATGCAGTTATCAAAATTTTTTAGATTGGCGCGTGGTGGTTTGATCACGCTTAGAAAACAGAGGTAATCATGCCAGACCCAAGCGTAACAGATTATGCAACTCTCGGATCAAACGCCCCTCTCTCTGATGTTGAGAGCGTTGGTACGGAATACTCGGCATTAAATGATCCGTCAACGGTATCTACCAATACGGATACTACCGGTACTGATACTGGAAAGTCATTGGCAGACATCGCCGGTGCCATTATGGGGACAGGGACAGGCAAAGGCGCTGTACTTGGTGCTTTGTTTTCTGAGCTTCTGCGGCAATCTTCTTCTGGTCAGGGTGTTGCGAGACCATTGGATATGTCTCAATACTCTATTCCGAGTAGACAGACTACAGTTGCTGCGCCGAGGTTTGTTCCCTATTCAGAATACGGCGCTCGTGATGTGCCTGCAATGTCTGATGAGATGATGCGTTCATTTGGCGCTCCGGCTGGTCTTGGATCTTTGATGCCGACCAGCCAATACACTGCGAAGCCTGCTATGTCATCTGGTGCCCCAATGACTTTTTCCTCTGCGGGCAGTGGTCGCAACATAATGCCAGCAATTAATATAACTCCACGTTCTGATAAACCTATTAGCCCTTTAACGGGCGCATTGCTTGGCGGCGCTATGGGTTATTTATTTTCGCCCACTAGCGCGTCGTCAGAGGCTGGCGCTCGCGCTACGGGAAATTTATATGATCTTGCAAAAAAAGCCGTGAGTGGTGGTTCTGGCGGTTCTGGTGGACTTATGTCAAATATTGGAGATTTAATTTCTGGAATAATTTCTCCATTAAAAAAATCGCCTGTTCTGACTACTGATGTGGGAGGCAATAAAATTCCAATTCTTGGATCGAAAGGCGAAACTTATTATCAGCAGTATGGAAATACCTATGCTGTTAACCCGGATGGGTCTACAAGGCTGGTGTACAACCCATCAACTGGCGCAGGTTCCGCTGGAATTTATGATCCAGAACAATTTGGTGGAGATACCCCTAGTTGGATGAATCCAAGTAGCCCAGATTACACATCATCATCTAGTTCATATTGGACGCCAACTTATACACCCAGTTACTTAACTGGCGGCGATGATAATTATGGTGGTTATTCTGGTTGGTATGATGATTATCAAAACGACTATTTTGGTGATTTTGATAATTTTTATGGCGACTATTCTGACTACGGTAGTTTTGGGTTTAAAAAAGGAGGCATGGCAACCCCATTGATGGCAGATGGTGGTCAAGTCCCTGAACCAAGCTTTTACACCTACGGCACTGTTGTCGATCCCATGCAGATGATGAACGCATCCCAAGGTAATGGTATGGCGCATGGTGGTCGTCCCCAAATTGGTTTGCATGTGCCCACTGTTGAGGGCCGCCATGATTATCGCGCTGGTGCGCGAGTTATGGGGCCGGGGGATGGTCAGTCTGATGATATCCCTGCCATGCTGGCTGATGGCGAGTACGTCATTGACGCAGAGACAGTAGCTCAACTCGGCAATGGATCTTCAAAGGCCGGATCTGACATGCTGGATAAGTTCCGAGAAGAAATTCGCGCTCATAAGCGTTCAGCGCCTGTGAATAAAATCCCACCGGCATCTAAATCGCCTTTACAGTATCTGAAGCAAGCTCAATCGAGGAGCAAGAAAAATGGCTAATCTTTTCCAAGGTGAAGCACTACCAGCGCTAACCACCATTACCCAAGGCCAGCAGACTGCGCCTGAGTTCTATACCAATTACCTGCAAGATATTGCCAATTTAGGTCAGGCTGGTGTGCAGATGGGTGGTGTGGCAGGTATGTCCCCGCTGCAGCAGCAGGCGCTTGCTATGGCACCTACAGCGGCTTTTTCTGGTATGGGCACCATGGACACAGGGGCGCAACTGGCAACAGCTGCTGGGGCCACTACAGCCCCTCAGATGGTCAACCAGTACATGAATCCGTATACCCAGAACGTGGTGGACGAGATGGCCCGTCTGCAGAACCGCCAGATTCAAGAAAGCATTTTGCCTTCATTGAAGGGTGCGGCTGGTGCCATGGGTCAATTTGGATCTCAGCGCCAGTATCAAGCGACTGGTAATACTTTGCGTGACCTGCAGTCTGATTTGCTGGGTAAACAATATGGTGCGCTTTCTCAGGGTTACCAGAATGCCATGACAGCGGCTCAGGCCGATCTTTCTCGGGCTCTTCAGTCTGGTCAAGCTTTAGGCGGACTAGGTCAACTTCAGAGTCAAGCTGCCACGACTGGTTTGGGTACTTTGGGTACGCTCGGAGCTCAAGAGCGGGGAGTGGCTCAACAAATGCTGGATTACCCAATGGCTCAAGCTCAGGCTTACTCTAAGCTTCTGCAAGGCTACCAAGTGCCAATGGGCGAGACAAAACAAGTTGTTGGTTCTACTGGATACAGCACAAGCCCGCTGGCGCAGATTACTGGACTGCTGGCTGCTTTGAACAGCTATAAGCCGCCGACCACAACGACCACCACATCTTCGACACCTCCGGCTGTTGCTCCGTAAGAGAGATTAATCATGGCAGATACTGAAAAGGGTGGATTGTCATCCGTTGATCCAACGCTAACTTTTGCGCAGAAGCTACAGCAGCAAACAAGCGAAAGTCAGCGTATTTTGGACGAGCATCGTAAAAGACTAATGAGTCTGATGTCCTCTCGTCAACAAATGCCATTTGATCCGGCAGGATTGGCTTTTGCTGCGGGGATGCTTGCGCCTACCAAAACGGGTGGTTTTGGTGAGTCTCTTGGTTATGGTTTATCTGGTTATGCTGGTGAGGCAGAAAAGCAATTCCGCCGAGAGCAAGAAGAAGCAAAGCTTGGTTATGAACTAGAAGTTGGGGCACAACAGCAGAAGCGTGAATTGATGGGTCAGCAATTAATGGCCAATATGTTCGGTGCTGAAGAGCCTCAAGCCGCTCCGGCTCCGCAGGTTGCGAAAGCTGAATTGCCGCCTACTGCTCCAGTGCCATCAAGGGGTGAGGCTGGAGAGGCGGCACCTGCAGAAGCTCCGGCTCCAGCAGAGTCTACTCAAGCACAAATTGTACAAGCAGCTAGGACATTGAACATGCCTGAGTTGGCGCTTCCTGCTGTCCCTGCAAACAAGATTGCTCGTATGACTGATGAGCAGATTGCTATGCTTAAAGCATTCAATCCATCCATGGGCAAAATTCTTGAAGATTACCGCAAGGCTTTCCGCGAGAATCGTCAGCTTCAAATTTCAGAGGTTGATCTGAATAGGAAATTGCAGGAGCTTGAATTTGCTCGTCGCAAAGATATCCGCGAAGAAAAAGAGTCTGGATTTAGAGAGCGCAAGATTAAGCTTGAGGAAGAAAGCGTTGAGCGTACTTTGCCGGGTATTGGCAATGTGAAGATGCCAGTAAGCTTTTGGAACGAAGTTAATTCGATTACAAAATCTGGCGATTTTAATCAACTACTTGATCTTTACAAGCAAAATAATCTTCCTATCAACACAACTGTTGATAAAGATGGCGCAGTTCGTTTTATGACGCCTAGTGAAATTGAAGAAAGAAGCAAGAGGAACGAGGCCAAATTTACTCAGCAACCAATTAAAGTACAAATTCCTGAGTATGGTGCTGGCACTTACGATTTGACGCCTATTGAATACAACGAGTATAAAGCCGCAAAAGCAAAAGGCGCTGATGCTTTGCAGCACTGGTTTAATGGTAGTCCATTCCAAGGCACTGTTATTCGCGGATCCAAAATTGGCACGCAATTTAACAGTCCTGAGCTTACTGCACCTCCAAAAGCGGAACCAGTTGCTCCTGAAGCTGCACCAGTTACTGAGCCAGTTTTTGAGCCTGTGCCTGCGCCAACTCCTGAGCGTAGGGCTGCCCCTGCTCCTGTTCCTGTTCCGGCTATTAAAAAACAGCCAGCACCTGTTCCCGTGCCTGTTCCCGCACCTGCACCTGCAGCGAGGAAAGAGGTAACGCCTCCACAGCCGTACGTAAATGCTCCTCCCGCAAGAATACAGAGCGCAGAAGAGCTTGAACGTCAGAGAAAAGAAGAAGAGCTTCAGAGAGAACTACGCAAGAAACAGGAAGAAGCAAAAATAGAGACAGGGCAAGTGGCTCCGAGAGAGCGGGCCAAAGAGGAAACCAAGGCTGACGTTGAGTTTGGCAATCAGATGATGAAGGCCGGTAATGATGCGCCTAATTTGAGAATCATTGCCAAAGATCTGAGATCAATTGCCTCAAGTAATCCGAAGATATTTGACGTTATGCAAGACACAGGCGTTGCTGATGCATTGTCTAGAACGGTTCAAAATGGTCTGCAAACCCCGTGGGGTAGTGTCAGCGTTGATCCCAAAGACTTGTATATTGCTGTTGATAATTTCGCCGCAGGCAAGAAAAATATTACGAAAAAAGATAGGGATGCTTACGGCCTATTCTTGCGTAATCTTGCCCAACTTACGGTTCTTGAACGTCGTATGTCTCGCGGTGAGGGCACAATCAGCGATAAAGAAACTGGGCTATTCCAGCAGGTTAACCTGTTGCCATCTGATAGCGCATTGGGAATTCGCCTCAAGGCTGAACTGATTGAGCAACGTGCAAACGTCACTGAAAAACTGGGTGATGCTTTCTATCAGTACAAGAAAAAAACGGGTGGCTCTTACGAAGACTTTACGCATAGCGAAGAATACAAGTCTATTCGCAAGTCTTATGAAGACAGGCTTGATCGTATTCGGGAAAACAATGCTCAACTCTTGAGTGGCCGTAAATCGCCATCTGCTCCTGTACCACAAACGACATTACCACCGCAGGCCGTTAAACAATTGAAACAAGGTCAGGTAACCACTTTCAAAAATGGTCAGGTGTGGACGCTCCAAAAAGGTAAGCCTGTACGGGTTAAATAGGTGAGATTATGGCCGATACAAATGAATGGGATGTCGTAGAAACAAAACCTTTGTCAGAAGATGAATGGGCGGTTTCTAAACAAGGGTCTGCTCAAGATGCTGGCGTGTTTCCTTCTGAAGAGAGAACAGAAGCTGAAATAATTGCTTCTGAGCCCGCTGTTAATGAAGCCGCTGCGGCCCCCGGTGAAGAAAGAACGAGTAATCGTTCTGCTGATTATGCAATGGTTGGCGGTGCTGCTGGCGGCATTAAAGGTCTTCTTGAAAAATACCTTTTATCTAAAAGCAGTCTGCAAAAAGAGATTTATTTGCGGGCAATCAAGAATACATTGTTGAATGCCGGTATTGATATAACCAAGGTCAAAGATGAGGCCACGGTAATTGACATGGCTCGTAATCTGACTGGTCAGCAGATGGCGGGGAAAGAGGCGTCGTTAGCTAATCTAGAGAAGCAGGCTGCGCAGTTTCGTAGTGCATTGCCGCCGGAGCCTCCGATTGGCACGGGTATTTCCTCTCCGATTGAAGACGTATTGCAGGCTGGTCGTGCCTCTGGCCCTAAAGTAGAGGGTGCTTCTGGTGCCTCTAACTGGATGCGGGCAATGGCTGGTGAGGGCCATCAACTACCTGAGGGTGTGCTTGCCAGAGCTACCGATATGACCAAAGCCAGCCCAACTGGCGGTCAGGCGTTGATCAATGAAGACTTGGCTCGTTTGGAAAAGATTAAGCAGTTAGGCGCAGGCCAGTACCAACTTGCTGGTCAGGGCCGAGGACAGTTGATGTTGCCGCCGGATGTTGCCGGTCAAGTCAATACTCAGGCTGCAGCTCAGGAGGCTGCAGCGGCTGCCCAGCAGCGTCAGGTAGCCCAAGATGCCCTAAAGATTCTTAACCCTCAAATCGCCGCTACGCAGGCCGAAATAGCCAAACTGCAGTCGATGGGAAAAGATGTCTCTAATTACACGAGGCGGCTGGATGAATTACGTAGGATGCAGGGGCTGGCTCAAAGCAGGCTCAAGGGTGGCGTAACTATTCCCCAGCAAGCCAATCTAGGTATTTTGCCTCGTGTTGGGGCTGCTATGGGCGGGAAGGGATTCCTGCCGATGGTTGGGAACGTCTTGTCAGGTGCTGGTGCGGCTTATGACGTTAGTGAAGCCTTTGACCGCATGAGCAATAAGGATCCTCTGGGAGCTGCGGTTCACTTTGTCTCTGGCGCTCTCAATACCATGGCTGCGGTTCCGCCTGTCAATCTCCCCATGGCTACAGTCAAGGGACTTGGAACGATTGGCGGTTTGGGAATGATTGTTCCCAAGATGATGTTGCCGGGTGCCCCGAGCATTATGGAGAGGGTTCAGCAAATTAGGCCGGGGGAACTTATGCCATCCTCCGAAAGGTAAGTCTGTAGTGCCACCCGTTTTGCAACGGCGGGTGGCTTTCGTCCCTGTGTGGATGGCCCCCGAGTCCCCCTCCTTGCTCGGGGTTTTTTTATCCTCTTCGTTCTCTGATTAGGTTGGCGACTTCTGGATTAACGGCATCCAGAATCTTCAGAATCTCTCTACGTTCTGCTCTGGCAATATCCGCCCCCACCACCAGAATGAGCTTTTCTGAGAACTCAATTAGCTCGATCTCATCCGGGAAGATCCCGTCTTTGAGTTGGTTATTACATTGGAAATAGACTTGCTTGATCAGATCTTCGTTGACGAATTTCTGCGCCTCTTCGCGTAGTTCTTTACTCATAGGTTTACTCGTGTTGGTTTTTAATTTGGAAATATTTCAGGAGGCAGACGAACATCTCCCACCCTCTTTGAAGATCTTCTTCGTCCCATTCTTTGATTACAGCAAGCTCAGGGTCAGAGCGTGACACAAAGACGTTGGCGCAGCGGGCTGCAGGCATCCCAAGACCTACCCGGTAGGCAGCAAGCTGGAGCAGGTGTTCGTCATACCAAAGGGGCTTAGAGGCGTCTGTAAATTCCTTGGTTTTTACGTCAATGACAATTCCCCCGGCATCCGTAGTGTGCAGATCGCACTTGCCGCCAAAACCTAGCTCATGGCCGAAGGATTGCTCAGCAACCCACTTTAAATCGCCGTAGCGGCCTTTAATGAGGTTAACGCAGGCCGAGACATGGAATGGGTATCTGGACTCCTTCTTGCCCTCGTAATAGCTTTGGATGGCCTCATGGATCTCCGTACCCTTATCTGCGGCGTCCTTAGCCTGCTGTTTAGAATCCTGTACCACCCGCTTGAGCCAGACTGACTCCGGCTCATCCTCGTCCCGTGGGAGGGTCAGAGCAGCCAGAATAGCCTGCTCCTGCAGCCAAGCAGTCAGCCCCGGCTTAGCGGCCACATTCAGGATAGTGGTGACGCTGGGGATTAGATCGAGCTCTCTGGCATCCCTAAGCGTTGTATTTCTTGGGGAGCCGTCTTTCTTTGATGGCACGGTATACGTAGGAACGCCATCCCTCGTATACCAGTGCGAGCTCTCCGCAGCTCTTGAGTCTCTAGCTAACATGGAAACCTTTCTCTTCGTTAATGACTAGCCGGTACTGGTATATACCGTTGTCTGTATATTCGCGCTCAATTTGATGGGCCCCGAATCTTTCTTTTCTGAGGTGCCGTAATTGCGCACTAATGCTGGCCTCGGGGTCTTTGGTGGTATCTGCAATCTGCCGCAGGGTTCGCCACTTTCCATCCTTCATGACATCCCAAACCCTGAGCAACTGGCCTTTGAGTCTGAGATTGTCTCTGTCTGGGCAATAGTCCGCCCCATCAAACCGGATCTCTTTCTGAATCATTGCCTTCTCCCAAAAACGACTCAATGTCTTCAATCGACATGCCTGTCTTTTTGTGAATGATGATCTTGATCTCCGCGCTCATGGACTGCCTATTTGCCCGGAGCTTGCTTATAGTCGGAGGCTTGATACCTAACGCCTTCGCTAGGGCGGCGTCATTTTTCAGCTTGTATTCTTTTTTAATGAAATCGAGTAGCGGATGCGTTAGGTACATTTATTTCTCCTTAGAATGGTTCGTTGGGGTTATCGCCAAATCCATCGTCATATGGCGCTTGTTTGCTCTTTGCTTGAAACTCAGGGCTATTGGAAATGGTTTTGCGTACACCTTCCGATAGCTTATTGAAAACATCTTCACCGCTGCTATCAATGCTATAGATCAAAGTATCATTGTGAGGAGCTGGAAGGCCAGCTTTCTTGATCTGTGCTGGGACTGGGTTAATAGTCTCGATATTGGTGTATTCCTTGTCATCGTTACCAAGACTCTTTGTGACGTTCAGCATGGCCCAGACGCCCAAGAGCTTCTCAAGGTTGAATCCTTTGCGCTCGTCTGCAGTAAATGCAGATCCACGCCACGACTCCAGATCATGAGATAGGGTAGCGTTCTCATTGAGAGACAAGGTATAGCGCTTTGATATAGACAAAGGCTCACCCTTATCGGTCAGCAAGGGGCTGCCTTGTGCGTCTTCTGAGTGGATCTCAAACTGGATTAGTATCTTCCGCTTATATTGATCAGTGCCCTTGTAGGTGGACTTCTGTGTGCCGAGATCGACAATACGGAAGCACCGGGCCAGATGCATACCTGTTGGCACGGGGGTAAATGAAGAGTTATTGGACTCTGCTTTCGCTATTAAAGACATGATTCTTCCTTTCGCTTCAGGGCGGGTAAACCACATTCAGATCGAAGAATCGCCCAGTCTTCTTCGGTGGCAAAACCTTTGTATGCGTTATCAAACGCTTGTTCTAGCATTTCTTGACGCTCAAGCATCATCTGTTGGTATTCTGCAGTAGTCATTTTTCTTTTTAATGTTTTAGGTATCTTTGGTTTTGGGCACCAGCCAATGCAACTATCATCCCAAACCCCTATGATGCATACCCCGCCGGGATTTAACAACAACATGCTGGTAGCCCGAGGGGGTGGCTCAATTGCAGGATCTCTAAAATAAAGCTGGTCAGTGGTGGCTTGCGGAAACTCAGTCATTCTTTGCTTTCATATACATCATCATCTCAGCGTTCATCTTTGCCCGTGCCCATTTTTCTGGCCCGCTGATCTGCATCAGGGCCAGCGAGAACTGCGCAAAGTTATGTAGCTTCTCCAAGTCCGTCTCCTTGACTTCACCCTTATTGATGCTGTTGATGACACGCATTACACCTTCACGGTACGCATCAATAACCGCTTGCCAGTGTGGATCAACCTTGGGCAGCTTAGGCATTCTTTTCTTTCAGTTTGGCTTCGACAACACGACCAACCTCAATAGGGTGCGATGCCCATACAGCCGAACACGCATCCATGATTTCCTCATCCGTCAGCCCTTGCCATTCTCGTGTAGGCAAATGTTCAAGGTGGTTCTGCGTCTTCCACCCCATTGCATCTGCATAACCTTTTTTATACGCGGCATCGACGGCTGGTTTAAGCATATCCACCGCAGTCTCGTGCAACTTCTGCTGTGTTTTTAGCATCTCCGTTAGTAACGCAATTTGCGTTTCGTAATTCATGTGTTCTTCTCCTTCAGCTTGGCTTCGATGTTTCTAGCCAAATGCACAATAAGTTGTGAAGTTAATTCAAGATTTGTCTGACACGCTTCGTACCAAAGGTGTTTGATTTCATTCTCCGTCAGCCCTTGCCATTCTTTCTTTGCGGGTGCAAACCCACAAGATACGCGGTGACATTTGCCGTACTGCTGACACCATGTAGGGCTGTCGCAGTCACACCCAGCAATCTCTTCTTGTCTGGCATTGAATTCTTCAACAAATTCTTTTGCCCACTTCTTTACTTCCTCACGGGTCATTGGTTTAGCCATTGTTCTTCTCCTTCAGCTTGGCTTCGATGTACTTAACAATGTCTGCTGGCGGATTCCAGCCATGCTTCTCCTCTTCATCATCAAGCCATATTTCAAACTCACGAATCTCTTCATCCGTCAGCCCTTGCCATTCGCGCTGTGGTGGATGCGGATAAGCAGGAACCCACGGCGGTCGTTTGATCGATTTCAAGTATTGAACCGCTTCGTCCGATGGTGGATTGCGGCGAACGTCCCAGTAGCTTTCCTCATCGTCCCATCTCACCCACGCCACCGGCTCCTGCTCTGTGTCATCACCGTTTTTGTCCCATCTTTTTAGTCTACGTGTTATTCCTGCGTCACGCATTTTTTGTGAACGTGTTTGTTCCTGCTCTGGCTGCGCTAGTGCTGCGGCAATCTTGCTTGCTACAAAGCCTTCCCAATGCTGCCCTTCTGGTGGCTGCTCGTCTGAACAGAGAATGTCATAGATGATTTGTTCTTTTCCCTTCTGCTCTGGCTGCGCGAGTCGATCTTTTTTATCCATGATTTGCAAACTCCCCGTGAAATTTATTTCTCGCCTCAATAGCCACAAGTTCAGCCAATTCAATATCGTCAAAATATCCGCAATGTTTATTTTTTCCCTTTACAGAAACACAAACACGGAACATTCCTCTATCTTTGCTTACCCCCTTTATGCCTGTTTTATTGTCTTTCCTGATTTTTACGTTTTGATTATTTTGAGAAACTGTTGCTAAACGCAAATTTTTTATATTGTTATTTGCTTTGTTGCCGTCAATATGGTCAATACACTCAGGCATATATCCATAGTGCATTAAAAAAATTATTCGATGCGTAGAATATTTTCTGTTGTTAATTCCAACATAAGAATAACCACGATCATTGATGTTACCAGCCTGATCCCCCACTTTCATCATTGATCTATTTATTTTCCAATACAAGTTTCCGTTTTTATATTCAAAGCAATCCAGCGCCTGCTGCATTAGCTCTCTATCCGTTGGCATTGTTCTCTCCTTGTGCTTTGGCGAGTGCTTCTCTTGCTCTTTCTCCCGCCCAGAGATGAGGATAATTACCTTCAATATCTATCAATGCTCTTATTAACTCCGCATTCGCTTCATGCAGTCGGCGTAGTTCTGGAGCATATGTTGGCTCTGCTCGAAGCAGTCGTGAAAGCTTTTCATCTTGTTCAGCCAGCCGTAATGCTTCTGGTTGTTTGTCAGTCATTGTTCTCTCCTTGCGCGGATAGCGTCAGCGCAATCTTTTGCGATCATTACACCGTCATGGTCTTGCTCATCACACACCTTCGCACACGCCTCATTCTCATCCTTGCGACCTGCTTCATGGGCGAGAGCGGCAAACGCATTCAAATCAACACCGCTTCCAAACGCGCCATTTCCGTTGCAATCAGTCTTGATGCTTGCCCCGCATTTCAGCGCCCATGCAATGACTTGCTCTTGTGTTGGTTTCATCGTATCGCCCCCGTCTCCATGTGGTTGATCAGCCAACCGAGGTATACCGCTGCTTTCTTGTAGTCCTCCAGTGCTTCCCCCTTATGCCCAGCACGGGACAAATACTTCAATGCTGTCAGTCGCAGGTGCCCATGGAATTCTTCTGGTGTGGACTTAGCCGCCATGTAATCAATCGTCTCGATACCACCTACCGTGTAGTGGGGTGGGTTCTTCACGGCATCATTCATTTCCGTTCCTTCATCTGAAAGTCCCTCGGGTCAAACGTCGATGTTTTTATTTCACCCCCATCCAGCCACACGATATGAACCATGTCAGCAAAGTAAAACCAGCAGCCATTTGCGTTTGTTCCCTGTGGTGACGTTGCAATCACCATCTTCCCTTCGTTTCCACTGCATTTCTGCGATAACAAAAGAATCTTGCCGCCTACTTTGTTCGGCATCTCAAACCATGTCTCTGCCTGTGCGGTTGCGCACAACAACGTAAGTAGCAATAAAAATTTTTTCATAATTTATTTCCTTTATTTGTTGTAACTTTTTTTGATAAATAAATACTTACGCTTCTTCGTTCAACACAACTTAGGCAACGCCAGTTTCTGCGCCTCCCCGGCATTTGTTTGCCTCCTGCAATTGGTTTTCTACGTTGACAGCAGGTACAAAATTTTGTTTCAGCATCAACCAAACAGAGTCTCCTGAATTGGATTTAATTTACGATCCCAAAAGGTTAGGCTTTGATGAGATTCAATACGCTCCCTCATAATCGCTGCCCTTGCCTCTTTTGTTGGCGGCGTATATGTTCCTTTCCATGCAGAATCAATGCCAATGTTTTGCCCAATGTTTGTGCTATCAGCAGAGGCAAATGGGAATCTAGAAAATACTTCGGGATTTAGCATTCGTAATCCATGTATCTTGCAGGCCGGTCTTCCCTGTTTATCGCAGATTACATCCATGGCTTCCGCCATCCGATGCCACCAAGCTTGGGTTCCAATTTGACCGTAATCCCCTGAGCTGCCTAAACAAATCCGGGGCCATTTTGATACCAGTCTGTCTAGCCTTTCTAATGACTCATGTAAGTGCCAAACCGGAGCACCAACCCATGGGGCTGACTGCCTCCAAGGCCATTGATACATCAAGATATCGTTATCTATTTCACTGCCATCAATTACGTCTGGTATTACCGCAAAATCAAACCCCGGATACCTGTGAAGTTGTGCAACCCATTCATAATACATAGACCAATCGGTAATTGGTTCCCCGCTACGCCATGCAGAAAACGCACCATTATCTAAAGCAAAAGATTGCGCAACTTCTAGAGCAAGCGTTAATTGATCTGGATGGCGAAAACTGATAAATGCATGACCACTATTTATCGCCCTTAAAGCTGCTGTTGCTGGCGTAATTGGTAACCCATGATAATGAATCACAAAGAGCGCCTCCTCATTTTTCTGCATTGTTCTTTGTCTGCGTGGTTAACGTCAGGGCTTATTTCTACTACACCGCATAGCGGTTTTAGTTTCGGCATCGGTTTTGATAGTGCGGCGTATCCCCAAAAGACAGAGAACAGCGCAATACAAATAACGTAAGAGACAGCCGCAGCTTCAATGGTTTTCAATCGTCATCTCCCATCATTAAACAAATGCCTAACGCTATACCTATTACCATTAAGGCAAGGCCAGCCCCTATGAGTAGGATCCCCGCGATCATCATTTTGCAAATATGGCAAGAGTTATGATGGTGATGACGACTGTGCTGACATAGGTGACATTCTTCAGCCAGAACTTGCGCAGAAACTCCTGATCATAAATTAGAGCTGTCTGAATACGTTCCATATCAGGGCAATATTCCATAGGCTCTCGTGCTTCGTACAACTTCCCAATCATGATGCCCGTTGAAGTGCGGTACGGAATGACTTTCTTTTTTGGTTCGTCCATTGTGTAACCTCCAATTAAGTATTCACAGATTACAACATTTAATTAGGCATTACAAGTTCTTGCGCAAATTTTTTTGTCGTGTTGTAATTGAGCCTTCAACAAGGATTTCTTATGACATTACAAGAATATTTTCTATCGCAGCCCCGTGGTGCTAAAACAGCAATGGCTAGGGCTTTAAGTATTAGCAAGACTTGGTTGTCTCTGATTGTTTCTGGCAAGGAGCTGCCAAGCCCTGCTTTGGCGGTAGCCATAAGCGGTTATACCAAAGGTAAAGTCAGCAGAAAAACCTTGCGGGCCGACATTTTCGGCTAGTATGATTAACGGGAACAGCTAGGGTAGCTCCTGAAAAGCCGATTCGTTACCGGCCTGCTGCGTCCCACCTATTCAAGTAACGACAGCCAATAACGTGAGGCAAACATGCATTATTACAGCCACCATATCGGTGACTTTTTAAAAGCCACCTCGTCTTTGTCAGATGCTGACAAGATGTCATACCTGAAGCTTATGTGGACGTATTACGACACTGAGCGTCCGTTGCCAAATGATCCCGACATGCTGGCTTTTCAGATTGGTGCAACACGAGAAAAGGTGTTGTTGATATTGCAATCTTATTTTTATTTGGAAAATGATTTTTGGCGGCATACCCGTTGTGACGAAGAGCTTTCAAAGGTTTACGCAAAATCTGAAGTTGCTCGGAACAAAGCCATGAAACGATGGAAAGATGCAGCGGCAATGCAGCAGCATCAAGAGCATGTTGATTTGCACAATGCCCTTGGAATGCCGCAGGACAGCCAGAGCAATGCAACAGTTATGCTGCAGCATACCTCGAGCAATGCTGCAGAATCAAAAAATGATGCTACCCATAAACCCATTAACCCAATAAAAAACAAAAAGCAGAAGCCGCCTGAAGGCGTGTCTGATTCTCTTTGGGATGATTTCTTGCAAGTCAGAAAGGCTAAAAAATTACCGATGACTGACACGGCTCTAGAGGCCATCAAACGGGAAGCCGTAAAAGCTGGTTTGACCTTGCAGCAGGCGATTACGATTTGCTGCGAGCGGGGTTGGGGTGGGTTCAACGCCGATTGGCTGAAAAACGATAGCTATGCCAAACCTGCTGTTAAAGCTGGGATGCCCGACTGGGCTCCAAAACGGGCTACAAGCTCATGAGAGGTCATCAAGCACTGCTGACCCTCCGCAGTGAAAAAAAGCGCCCACAGGGCGTCTGGATAAGCCACAGGCCCTCTCTTCACTGCATGACATGGCATCTGTACGCAGATACCCTGCCGTACCCAGAAATCGAGATCTTGCCGACGGAGAATCCTGAGACGCTTGATCTGCGGTTTGTTGTTGGTCTGACGGTGCATGTCTCAGGCTGTAACGATTACAAAATTGCAAAGAAACTGCACGATGCTTTGAAGAAGGCAGCAGCAAGAAGGGTGATCACTGTAGTTGGTGATTTGATAATTGATAGCGAAAACGGCGAATGGGATTGCTATGTACCTGAATGACGACGATATTGATTTTGATGCCTATCTGGCGATGACTGACCACGAAGCAAAGGTCAAGGAAGCCAGAGTCTGGGTAGACGAATTGGAAGAGGAGTTGATCAATCCGCCGGTGGATCGATCAGTCATGTTGCCATGGAGCATTACGGTTGATAGCTTTGCCTTTCGTCCCGGCGAAGTCACTGTCTGGGCTGGCAGCAACGGCTCTGGTAAATCCCTGATGACTGGTCAGGTTGCTCTGGGGCTCATGAAGCAGGGGCAGAAGATCTGCATTGCCAGCTTTGAGATGAAGCCAAAGATCACCCTGAAGCGAATGATCAGGCAGTTTGCCGGGAAGTCTCTTGAGTCCAATCATTACGTTCAGACGCCTGATTCCCAGAAGCGGGATGCCTACGGACGGTTCAAGATCTTTGTGGACAAAAAGCTTTACTTGTACGACCAGCAGGGCACGGTCAATGCCCAAATGATTGAGGCTGTATGCCATCACTGCGCGACCAAGCTGGGTGTCCAGCACATGTTCATTGATAGCCTGATGAAGTGCGTACCGGGGGAGGATTCATACAATGAGCAAAAGAACTTTGTGGACAAGCTTACGGCAATTGCCCGTGATAATGACATTCACATCCATCTGGTTCACCACATACGTAAGTTGGCAAGTGAGGAAGTCCGTCCGAGCAAGTCAGACCTTCGTGGATCATCTTCTATTACGGATCAGGTGGACAATGTTCTGATTCTGTGGCGCAATAAGAAGAAGCAGCATAGTCTGGAGCGTGGTGAGGACGTTGATCCGATGATCCCGGATGCTTACCTGATGTGCGAGAAACAAAGAAACGGGGAACGCGAACCTTGGTTCGAGTTTTATTTTCATAATGACAGCCAGCAATTCATTGATAAGCACAATGGAATGCCAATGGCGTTTGATCAGAAGGGTGATTTTTGACGGATGTACAAACCGAAATATGGCAGTGTCTCGTTCGAGAAGTTATCCGAATGCGGATTGAAGACAGGGATAAGGCTTATGAGTTTTTGCGAATGTGGGAAAAGAACCATGACAGTCAGAAGCTCCGGAATGAAGTGGCGAATCAATGGAAACTTGGAAATCGAGGTGAAAAGGGGGATTGGAAATGAGCGAGTTAAGCAACTTTCAGAAACAATTTTTAGCTAGTAGTGGAGCTGTTCAGGTATTCACGCAGAAGGAATTTGATGATGCGCTGGTTTTAGCAAAGGCCGAGATCATGACGGTAGCCATTGAGACTACAAAGCAAGCAATTTTTATTGAGCGTGAAGCTTGCGCAGAACTTGTCAAGAAGCTTGCCAGTGAAGAAGAAGAGGGTGAGTTATGCACAGCATTGAATAATGCTGCTGATGCAATCCTGAATCGAATACCGGCACAAAGACAATGACGGTATGGATCGGAATTGACCCCGGTCTGCGCACTGGGGCCATTGGCGCAATAGACCATAATGGTAATTTCATTGCTGCTTACGACATTCCTGCAATCAATGACAGGATTGATGTTCGCACATTGAAGCAAATGATTCTTGATATGACGATACCGGGAGATGATTATGCGATCTGTCTTGAGCAGGTGGGCGTCATGCCCAAACAAGGCATTGCCAGTTCTGGGCGTTTTATGCGCGCCTTTGGTGCTATTGGTGCTGTTGCTGAACTCAGTACTGATAGGGTTTTTTACGTTATACCTCAAGTATGGAAAAAAGCGATGAGCTTGAATTCCGAGAAGGAAAAATCGTTAATAGCAGCTCGGCTTGCTTTCCCGCAAGCTAAACTGCTGCTGAAGAAAGACCATGGCAAGGCTGAAGCTTTACTTATAGCGGATTACGCAAGGAGAACATTCTCATGAGCATGTTTGATACTGAAGAGCAGATGCGATGTGCTTTTGCTGCATTTGCATTACAAGGCTTGATGTCATCGGTGGATCCAGAAATATTTGAGAGTGAACACAATCTCAGGTTTATTGCTGAAGCTGCATTTGATATGGCTGACATGATGATGGGAGTCAGAGTTGCAAAAACAAGACATTGATATTTATATTGCATGGATGCGCGGCGAGTCCATTGGCGCGATTGCAAAGAAATATAAAATAGACAAAGGGCAAGTAAGAAGGGTGGTTAATCGTGTTGTTGAGGAACGTGGCATCGGAACCGAGGTTGTGTACGAATTGCAAGATCAGAAAGCCAACTAAAGACGGAACCTACGTTGTGTTGGATAACGGTATGCGCCAGCGGTGGATTTGCAGTGACTGCAAGCAAAAACAAGAACAGCGGGCTACAGAAAAATAAGGAGGTTGCATGGAACGTGAGATTGACCCACATAGGGCGGTCGATTTTATTCGGGACAATGGCAAGCACTATGCAAAGGCCAAAGCAGACCGTATCTACATGGAAGAATACCGTAAGAGTCTGAAAGCTATCCTGATGAAGCAATCCATGGAAAACGCCGTTAATGCTCAGGAGCGTGAGGCGTACAGTCATCCTGAGTATGTTGCGCTTTTAAAGGGGTTGCAGGCTGCCGTAGAGGTCGAAGAAACGCTGCGCTGGGAGATGGTGGCAGCTCAAGCAAGGGTCGAGGTCTGGCGGTCTCAGGAGGCCAGCAACCGGGCTGAGGGCAAGGTTACGCTATGAACAACAAGCTGACGGCTGCTGACCGGAAGCATCTGGCAAGGGTCAAGAGCCTGCCCTGCAGCGTCTGCAATGCCCCTCCCCCTAGCTCTGCCCACCACATCAACCAAGGCCAGCAGTACACCACTGTAGCGCTCTGTTACGACTGCCATCAGGGATCTATGATGGGTTGGCACGGCCAGAAGCGGGCATGGGCTATCCGCAAGATGGACGAGCTCGACGCCCTGAACGTCACCATCCAGCGCCTGCTGACTGATGGGTTGCCACTTGAGCAAGAAGAAAAAATATTTTAATAAAGTTGTTGACAGGTCGTTTAAGTCCGACTTACACTAGCATCACGGTCACCAATTAGACCGGATGCGAACTAAGGAGAACTGACCATGAAAAACGATCTCAACACCATCGACACTCTCGGCGCACTGCTGGCTCAGATCGCTGAGCTCGAAAAGCAGGCTGACGCAATCAAAGCCGATCTCAAAGATTCCGCTACTGCTCCCGGCGGCAGCAAGGTGTTCGAGGGCGACCTGTTCAAGGCTACCGTCATCGAAGCTAACCGCTCTACCGTTGACTGGAAAAAGTTGTCTGCCGATCTGGGTATCACTGCCGAGCAGCTTGCAGCCTATACAAAGACTGCTGCTGTCTTCTCTGTCAAAGTCACTTCACGTTAATTAGGGGGAATTATGGGCTGGATTATTGGACTGACATGTTTTGCGGCATGGCTGACACACGTCTTTACTTGCTTCGCAGATGGCTTGTGGGGCTTCCTGATTGCCGGGGCGATCATGTTCCCTATCGGCATTCTCCACGGCTTCTATCTCTGGTTCTGACCATGGATCCCGATTACATAGTACTGGCTGGCATAGCCATCATGACTCTGATGGTTACCATTATGGTAATCATTGGGGTTATTTAAAAAAAGTGTTGACGAGGTTAATTGTTTAACCTAAGATTACACCTACGATCACTTGATCGGATGCGAACAGGAGAACTGACCATGAAAAAAGAATACGAAGCTTGGGAGTCTGACGGCGCTTTCCTGTTCCCGCAGTGGGCTTACGTTGCCTACGAGAAAGGCTGCAATGGCGATGATCCATGTGCGCATGGTGCTACGCCTGAAGAGGCTATTGAGAACCTGCGTGAGATGCTGGAGGATTAAATGCTGGCTTACTGTGATTACATTGCAGCCCTTATACGGGGCAATCTGAAGGCGAATGATGTAGAGAAGCTCTTATCCAGCGTTTCAGCCCCACAGCTTCATCTGGCGGCTTCTGGAGCCTTCCTATCCACCAAGAAGATCCTTGACGTTGAGGATCGGTACGGCAAGAAATACAGGGTAACAGTGGAAGAAGTGTAAAGCTTGAGTTAAAGTAGTGATTGGGGAAAGCGGATGCTGTGAAAGCCGCAGCGGGGAGAGCGCCTCGCCACAGACGCAGCGAGTACCTGACACCCCGGAAAGACGGGGGCTAAGACGCATGGGGAGGCGAAGGGTGACAGTGGCATATCGCACACGGCCGATGGGTGCAGCCTTTCCAGCCGTGTTGGTGAATGCGTAGGCTGATACGCCCGTTCCTCACTAAAGCTTTTGTCGAAGTACCGACTGCGGGAAGTGCGAGAGGACGCAGTAAGCCGGAGATCAGCACCGGCCACCAACAACCAACACGCATGAGGATTGGTTACAAGTGCAACTAAAGATCGGTTCGCTGGTTGACGTTGTGCGCCAGTCCTCAGCCGTGTTGGTAAGCACAGCTATCAGCTCACCGTTGAAAGAATACGGACAAGTAGGCTCGACTGTAAAAGCTTGCCAACAACCTAACTTATAGGTGGCATATAATCTTAACGGGAAGGGCTGCGGTGCTGGTTATGGGGACTTTGGTCAGTTCACCCCAACACTGCAGCCTGACCCACCAATTCAGGATTGACAATGGAAAACAAAGACATCCACATTACGCTGCAATATAATCTTGAAGAGGTTAATCATCTGTTGACGTTACTGGGCACCTTGCCTTTTAACCAGTCGGCTCCAATGATCAACAATATTCAATTGCAGGCTACGCCTCAGTTGCCTATTGCTCAGGGGAATGAAAATGTCGGAGAAGTGGATACAGAAGGCAATTCAGCAACCGGGATCGCTGCGCAAAGCGCTTAAAGTTCCCGAGGGAAAGAACATTCCCGCAAAGAAACTCGAAGCTGCCGCAAAGAAACCCGGCAAGGTAGGTCAACGTGCCCGCTTAGCCAAAACTCTGCGGGGGTTTGATTGAAATGGATCACGATTTGGAAACCCGCTTTGCCATTCACGAGGCAATCTGTAACGAAAGATCGAAGAAGATAGAAGAGCAGCTCGAAAAGGGCGCTGACCGGATGCAAAAGATTGAGTACCTGTTGTATGGCGTTATGATCATGGTTCTATTAGGGCCGGGAGCAGCGGCAGAATTCATCAAGAAGATGTTCATGCATTAACCGCAAGAAACAATTAAATCGAATACCTTAAAGAGGGAAAGATGTCAGACTATTTATCCGAGCTGGATCTCGTAAAAGCCAAGGTGGCGCTGAGTCAGATATCTGATGACATGTTCGCCGCCTCAAAAACAATTGACCGTTTGCTTCACGCATTAGAGATGATCGCTGAAGTCCCGAACGTCACTGCAAACCACACCAGAGCAGTCAGTGAGATGGTCAAAATAGCCATTAACGCACTAGAGCATTCTAGTGACGTTGCGCATTAACCAACCTGACATTACACTCTCAGCACTCATAATCACCCAATAGGACTGAGATATGTCTGATCCCACTACAGTTGCCGAAGCGCAACCAAAGCCCCGAAAAAGAGCCGGGCGCAAGACAGAATACGATCCCGTACTAGCAGCAGAGATATGCACAAGAATCTCATGTGGAGAATCACTGAGACAAATATGCATGGAAGAGAAGATGCCAGTACAAAGCACTGTCTATCTTTGGCTGTTGCAGAATAAGCAATTTTCAGAGAACTACGCGAGAGCTAGGGATGAGCAGGCAGATACGCTTGCTGATGAAATACAAGCAATTGCTGACGAGCCGCCTGCTGAGGTTGTTGATGACAAGGGTGTGAGCCGCACTGATAGCGGGTGGGTGACATGGCAGAAGAACCGCATAGACGCTCGGAAGTGGATTGCAGCCAAGCTGAAGCCAAAGAAGTATGGTGAGCGCCAGATCCTTGCTGGTGACGCTGAGAACCCGCTAGAGGTGAATGTGGAGTCCAAGATCTTCGACACCCTGCTGCAGAACCTTGAGCTCAATAAGCAAGCAAAGGCCAAATGAGATTCTGCACATCCTGCCAGAGCAAGAAGACTGAAGAGGGCGGAGAGGACAGGAAGCTTCGCCGGACTAGGCGCTGGATCTGCGCTGACTGCCTAGCCTGCCGTTCTGAGAGCATATATAAGAGCAGGGGCCTTACGCCGCCAGAGAAGGTTAGCCGCCTGATGGCTGCGGTTTATGGGAGACATAGATGACCGATGAGGATATTGTCAGGCTATATGAAAAAGCAAACGGCTGGAGTCCAGAGGGCTGGGATAAGACAGTCAGTGAGCTTTCTCGCTTTGCCAAGCTAGTCGCAACAGCAGAGCGCGAGGCTTGCGCCGCCATTCTCGACGCAAATGCTGAGAAATGCGTTCATGGGGGGATGGTTTTTGATGTGCTGCTTTCAAATGCAGAAGCTATTCGCCAAAGGGAACAAAGATGAGTTGGAACATTGTAGAGCTGGACGTTATCCGCTGGTCTGAGGATCGTAAGATCATCCCAAACAGCACTTCGCTTGCCCAGCACAAGAAGGCCGAGGAGGAGATGGCTGAGCTCAAGCAGGCGCTCGAAGCCCGCGACAGGGATGGCATCATTGACGGTTTAGGGGACGTTCTGGTCTGCCTGATCAATGTGGCCGCCCTTGAGGATCTGGATCTGACCCGCTGCCTGAAGGCCGCTTACGAAGAGATCAAAGACCGCAAAGGCTACATGAATAAGGAAGGCATCTTTGTCAAGCAATGACGGGCATTGTCGAACTGCTCAAGGATCCTGAGCTACGCCAGCAATACACTAAGCTGCCTGCCAATTACCGCGCCGCCTTCGAGTGGCGTTCCTTGTGGCTCACCAAAGCTCATGCGCACCAAGTCAAACCGCCGGGAGACTGGTGGGACATCTGGCTGATGCTGGCTGGCCGAGGCGCTGGCAAAACCCGAACGGCTGCCGAAGAGCTCGGCTGGTGGGCGTGGAGCAATCCCAATACCCGCTGGGTGGTGGCAGCCCCAACCTCTGCTGACGTGCGTGGCACTTGCTTTGAGGGGGACTCTGGCCTGCTTTCAGTCATCCCCAGTTCACTAGTCAAGGATTACAACAAGGCGCTTCATGAGTTGATTCTGATCAATGGGAGCCTGATCAAAGGCATTCCGGCATCTGAGCCTGAGCGCTTCCGGGGCCCACAGTTTCATGGCGGATGGTGTGACGAGTTGGCTGCATGGGATTACCTGCAAGACGCATGGGACATGATGCAGTTCGGTCTGCGTCTGGGTAAGAAGGTCAGGCTGATCTGCACTACTACCCCGAGGCCAAAGGATCTGATCGTGGAGCTGGTGGGCCGTGAAGGCGACGATGTGGTGATCACCCGCGCCTCGACGTATGCCAACATCGACAACCTCGCTGATAACTTCAAGAAGCAGATCCTGCAGTACGAAGGCACTAAGCTTGGCCGTCAGGAGATCGAGGCTGAACTGATCGACCCCGAAGAGTCAGGCATGGTTAAGCGGGAGATGTTCCGGCTCTGGCCCACACACAAGAACTTCCCTAAGTTTGAATTCATCCTACAAAGCTATGACTGCGCATACACGGAAAAGACTGTCAATGACCCGACGGCTGCGACTACTTGGGGAGTGTTTAAACCCGAAGACGGCCCCATGGGCGTCATGCTCATCGATGCATGGCAGGATCGGCTTCAGTACCCGGATTTACGTCCGAAAGTTATTGAGGAATACAAAGTCTCCTTCGGCGCTGATCCCGAGGAAGAAAGCCGAGGAAACTTCACCGGCGGCAAGAAGGTGGATCTTATTCTTATTGAGGACAAGGCGTCTGGCATATCCCTGATCCAAGACTTACAACGAGCGCATCTCCCAGTCAGGGCGTACAACCCCGGCAAGGCCGATAAGATCCAGCGACTTAGCATCGTCGCTAATATCATCGCCCACAGGCGCGTATGGATACCTGAAAGCTCAGTGCGCAAGGGATACGTCAGGGACTGGGCGGAAGGATTCGTAAGTCAGATCTGCTCTTTCCCAGAGTCAACGCATGACGATTATGTGGACAGTTGCACTCAGGCTTTGAGATACTTGCGTGATGCGGGCTGGCTTGACATTGACCCGCGCCCTGTGGATGACGATGACGATTACGTCGAGCCGAGCCGCAAGCGCTCTAACCCTTACGCGGTGTGACTATGCCTAGCCCTAAAGACTTCAAGAAACTATTTGAAACAGCCCGAGGCGCTGAGAAGGCTGGCGAGGCTGCGCAGGACATCAGTCAACTTACTAAGGCTGGCAAACAGTTGTCGCTTGCTGAGCGCCAGTACATTGCTGAGATGGCTGCGAAACAAGGCGAAGAGCTTGCCCGGTTGCGCCCCGCTGACCTTGGCCCCGTTGCAACCAAAGGTAAGTCTAAGGGCCCGAGCCCGAAGCCTGCCCGTGCTAAGCCAAAGACCAAAGCTGAGATCAGTGCGATTGCTGAGCGCATAGCCCCGCAGATGCTGGGCGAGTTCGTCCGCATCAAGCCCGGAGAATCTGTCAGCGTGGCAGGCAAAAGCCGTAAGCAGTTCGATTTAGAGCGGGAACTTGAGCACGATATTCAGCGCAGCCGGGAGGTGCCAGAGGCTGGCGTAATTGATTTGGAGCCGCACAAAGGCAGCGTGATGCTGTCATTGCCGGGTGATATCTCGATCTCTGACTACGACATCTTTGGCATTGGTGGCGAGGGCTTACGTGCCCCGTCCCGTCAGTACGGTGGCCCACGGTTTGGCCTTGGTCATCCTGAGGAGGCGGGCTGGGCGTCTGGCTTGGTTCCTGCCGCCAAATTCCAGCGTCTGGTGACTGGGGCATCTGAGCAATACGGTGGCGTACCTGTGCTGGCTAACTTTATGGCGATGGGCCCAGAGGGCCTGAACTATGCTCAGCATTATGCCGACGCCCTGCTAAAGGCGACTAAGCCAGAGCAGATGACTCAGCGCAACATCGACCACTTCAACAGAATCATCCGGTCAGGCAACCTCAAAGGTGAGTTCCCTGACTTCCCCGGCATTGAGCATCCAGAAGCGGCTTATCTGTATATGGCTGAGAATCCTGAGGCCCGTAAGCATTACAACTCAGTGATGCAGCTCACTAAGACAACAGAAGAGCTTGGCCTGCCCAGCGGATTGAATGTCCGTCACGCCGTCAGTGAGCCTGAGCTGCGGGACATGGAACGCGGCATGACTGGCTATTCCCTCATGCAGATGGAGCCCGGAGTACAGGGTTTGAAACCATCAGCCCATCCGACTTACTCGCATGATATTCCGGGGCAGTTCCTTGGCCGCACTGATGTACTGATGCCTTATGAGCTGACCTTCCCTGATACGGTGGCTGGCATCCGCGCTAATCCTAAGCAGGCAGGCAGCGAGTTCGGCACTCTGCAGATGGTTGGTGGTAAGCAGATCATTGACCAGCAATTGCTCGACGAGATTGGTGAGTACCGCCGTCGCATCAAGGAATTGACTGGCAAGAAGGATGGTGGCCCTGTGCATATGGCAGGCGGTAACGAGCCGGGGCAGTCGATTGGCGAGATGTTCAACCCTAAGCCACTGACAATCCCTCAGCCATTAACTGACCTGTCTGATGCGGCGAAGGCTCAGATAGAACGGGAGCGCAGATCGATGCGCAAGCCGGGTGCGCTGACCGACATCCTGATGCGTGGCCCTGTGGCGTTTGCTGCTGGTGCTCCGATGGACATCATCGGCATGGGTGGCGAGGCACTGGATTGGCTGCAGACAAAAATCCCCGGCCTGCGCAAGCCTGCGTCTGTAATGGATACTGGCCCTGAGAGAACGCCCCCCATGGGCTATGCGCCCAAGGTTCAGGTTGGCCCACAGGGCACGATGCCTTATGGCACTGAGAGCGCTCAAGAGCTGATGCGCAGGGCTGGCATTACTACGGGTGAGGAGCGTCCTCTGACTGAGCTTGGCACGGCCATCTTGGCCCCCGGTGCTGCACAGAAGGCGCTGAAGTACGGCACGGCAGGTGCTAAGGCATTGGCACCTACGCCTGCCGACATTCTAGAGATGCAACTCCAGAGGGCCACAGCCCCGATGCGCATGAGTATGGTGCCTGAAAGCGGCCCCAAAGGTAAGGTCAAGGCTCCGGCAAATGATCTGGGCTTTTACAACCCCGTAGAGAAGGCGGCACTCAATGTGCAGCGTAAGCAGGGGCCGGGATCAGCGTTTGTATCTGAGATGAAGAAGACGCCGGGTGTGAACGATGAGCGCCTGACTGAGCTTGGTCTGGGTGATCTGGCCTCCCGTCCGAACGTAACTCGTGAGGAGTTGGTTGCTGCCGCAGAACAGAATCGCATCCCACTGCAAGAGACAGTGCGCACTGAGAGCAATGAGAAGCTAGACGCTATTGCCGAAAGCATTGACAACCTGAAGGAAGAGTTGCAGTACCTCGACTCTGATAGCCGTGAGTATGCTGAGATTGAGCGTCATCTGTCTACGCTTGAGAAGGAGTACCAGCAGGCAATGCGTTCTGGCCCAGCCAAGTTTGGCCCGAATGCAGCGCCTGAATACAACCTGCCGGGTGGTGAGAACTACCGCGAGATCCGCGTTGGACTGCCTAGCAATCGGCCATCAATTAATAATATGTCGAGGGCAGAATACAACGCAGCCATTGAAAGAGCTGATGCTGGCGACGTTCAGGACTTCATGCACCAAACCCACCACGGTGATGAGCCCAACGTCCTATTCCACCTGCGTGTAGCTGACCACACTGACGCTGAAGGCAAGAAGGGCTTGCTGATTGATGAGCTGCAATCTGACTGGCATCAGCAGGGGAGAGAAAAGGGATACAAAAGTAAAGTGCCCCAAATTTCTTGGGAAGATCCTGAGTATGTTGCGGCAAGACGTAGGGCGACAGAATTGTTAAATGAATTCAACAGAAACAGTGGTAACCCTGCTAGACAAAAAGAGATACGGCCATTATTGGATCAGGCAACGGCAGAAGAGCGGAGATTTACTGATCTTTCAAATGCTTATTACAGAGCCGTCCCCGACGCCCCATTTAAAGACAATTGGTATCAGCTTGGACTAAAGCGTGCGGTCAAAGAAGCTGCAGACACTGGCATGGATCGGGTGTACCTGACTACGGGTGCGCGGCAGGCTGATCGTTATGACTTGAGTAAACAAGTAGACAAAGTTGTTTGGAATGAATCTACTGGGAGCTTTGCTGCTCAAAGAGCCAATGGAGAAGGCACAATCAAATATGAAAATGTGACCAAAGATCGCCTTGCTGATTACATTGGCAAAGATGCTGCGGATAAAATTATTAATGCCAAAGAATTTTCTGGCTGGAAAACTTTGGAGGGCAATGACCTTAAAGTCGGCGGCGAAGGTATGCGCCAGTATTACGACAAGACCTACAAGAACTTCCTCGACAAGTATGCCAAGCAGTTTGGTGCCAAGGTGGGTGAGACTACGCTGCCTGCTGCTGGTAAGGGTATGCATGACCTTACCTTAAAACAAATTGACGAGATCACTTCTATGCCCGGATTTATTCGGGAGATGATGAGCCTATCAGGCGGTAAAAGTGCGCTGCAAATGTCTGATGATCAATATGCTCGTATCTTCAATCAAGTCTTGCGCAAGTTCCGGCCTGATATGGGCGAGAAGGTGTATTACATCGACATCACACCTAAGATGCGTGAGTCTGCCAAGATAGGCCAGTCATATAAAGACGGTGGCGCTGTCCGCATGGCAGAAGGTGGCGCAGTCGATTACGAATCCCGCTTCAACCAAATGCTGCAAGATCATGTCGCAGGCATGGCAGGAGGTGGTGCTGTGGACTACGAGTCCCGCTTTAACGAGATGCTGCAGAAGCATGTACAAGGCATGGCTGAAGGCGGTGAAGTCAATTCATATAACTCTGACCCCGATATGTCTGACGGCGGTCTATTTGTACAAGCGCCTGCCTTTGCTAATGGCGGCGCAGTGAAATCAATCTGGACGGTTAATTAAAGGAAACGATCATGCCTGAAATGCCTGTTGACCCTGAGTTTGGGCGCTTCATCAACGGTTTGAAAGAGATGCCTGATGGCGGGGCTGAGATCGATCTTGATCTTGAGGACGAGGAGCTAGAAGAGCTGCCTGACGGTTCGGTCGTGGTAAACATGGACAAGGAGTTTAAGACGCCTGCTGAGGACGAGGACTTCTATCAAAACCTTGCTGATGTATTCAATCCGATGGACTTGGATTCGATTGCCATGCGCTATCTGGATCTGATTGAGAAGGATAAGGAAGACCGCAAGGGCCGCGATAAGCAGTACGAGGAAGGCCTGCGCCGTACTGGTATGGGTAACGACTCTCCGGGTGGCGCTAACTTCAATGGTGCCTCGAAGGTCGTGCATCCGATCATGGTCGAGACCTGTATCGACTTCGCTTCCCGTGCGATCAAAGAACTGTTCCCGCCTGATGGCCCAACCCGCACCAAGATTCTGGGTGAGGTAACGCCTGAGAAGACTGAAGTGGCTGAGCGCAAGCGCGACTACATGAACTGGCAGCTCACTGAGCAGATCGAAGAGTACCGCGACGAGCAGGAACAGATGCTGACTCAGCTTCCGCTGGGTGGATCTCAGTACCTGAAGATGTGGTACGACGAGAAGAAGCGTCGCCCCTGTGCTGAGTTCGTTCCCATCGACAATATTTACCTTCCGTTTGCTGCCGGTAACTTCTACACCGCTCAGCGCGTGACTGAGGTGCATGAGATCACTGACTTTGAATATAGGCAGCGGATTGACCGTGGTCTGTATCGGGACGTGACGTTCATCAGATCGACGCTGGAGCCTGAGCAGAGCGGCCCACAGAAGGCCAACGACAAGATCGAAGGCCGGTCTATGAGCGACAACATAGACGGCCTGCGCAACATCTACCACGTTTACACATGGCTAGAGCTTGAGGATGACGAATACAGCAAGGGAGAGATGGCCCCGTACATCATGATGATTGATGGGCAGGATCATGAGCTCTTGGGCCTGTACCGTAATTGGGAAGATGGCGACGAAACGATGACCAAGTTGGACTGGATCGTTGAGTTTAAGTTCATCCCATGGCGTGGAGCCTACGCTGTTGGCCTGCCTCACATCATTGGCGGCATGTCTGCAGCTCTGACGGGTGCTTTGCGGGCGCTTTTGGACACAGCGCACATCAATAACTCCGCCACGATGATGAAACTGAAGGGCGGAAAGATCTCTGGCCAGTCTGATCAGATCGATGTGACTCAGGTAATTGAGATTGAGGGCGCTCCGGGCGTGGATGATGTCCGCAAGATCGCTATGCCGCTGCCATTTAACCCTCCGAGCCCGGTTTTGTTCGAGCTTTTGGGCTGGTTGACCACGCAAGCTAAGGGTGTAGTGACCACGGCAGAGGAAAAAATTGCCGATGTGAACTCAAATATGCCTGTTGGTACGACTCAGGCGCTGATTGAGCAAGGCGCGGCGGTATTTTCTGGCATTCATGCTCGTTTACATGAGTCTCAGAAGCGTGTTTTGATGATTTTGGGCCGAATTAACCGCTGGTATCTGGACGAGCAGTTAAAAGGCGACGTTGTTGCTGATTTGCCTGTGGAAAACTCAGACTTTGAGCGCAATTCTGACGTTGTTCCGGTATCCGATCCCCATATTTTCAGCGAAACGCAGCGTATTGCGCAGATGCAGGCCGTAAAACAGCTTGCTACTGAGAATCCTGACCTGTTTGACCGCCGTGCGGTGGTTTCCCGGTTCCTAAAGCAGATGAAGGTGCCGAATATTGCCGAGTTGATGCCTGCCGCAATCAAGCCGGGTGAGATGAATGCGATTGACGAGAACATGTCGATGGCACTTGGCAAGCCTGCCTTTGCTTATCCCGGTCAAGATCACCTAGCTCATATTATGAGCCACCTGAACTTTGCTCTGGATCCTACCTTGGGTAGTAATCCGATTGTGGCTATGGCCTGTTTGCCGCAAGAGATGGAGCATATCAAGCAGCACATGGTGCTTTGGTACAAAGATCAGATGACGCAGTATGCCGTGGCTGATACGGGCCTTGATCTGAACAAATACGATGATCGCGGCATGACCAAACCGATTGACCAGACGATTGCCGTTGCCTCTGAGCACGTCAAGATGGATACGCAGAAGGTCTTTGAGAAGGTAATGCCTGCTCTGCAGCAGTTGGGTCAGACGGTGGCTCAAATGGTTCAGCAGCAGAAGCAATCGCAGCAGATGTCTGATCCTGAATCTCAGGCAGTGCTGCAGGCATCGATGGCTGAAACTCAACGCCGTCAGATGCGTGATCAGGCTGATATTCAGATGCAGAATCAGAAGTTGCAGGCTGATATTGCGATGAACACAGAAAACAACCTGACGAAAGAGCGCATGAAAGCTGCTGAAATTACGGTTGACGGTGTTCAATTACAGAAGGAACAGCAGGAGACTGCCCTATCGCTGCAGGAAGCAGCACAACGCAACTTAGGAGTTTGACATGGCCGTTACTTTGAAAGAAGAGCAATCTGAAGCAGTGCGTCAGCAACACCGCAATGCGGCTGGTGCGTGGATCACTGGTCAAGAGTACCAAGAGCAGGGCTCGGCTACTCAGCCGAAAGCCAATTCCGATCACGGCAACTTTGAAGGGGGTACGAAAGGCATAGATAAATCAAACGCATGAGGTACGAAAGCGACTTTATTGGCGCTGTAAAAGCGCGTCAGCATGAGATTGCCGCATCGTTAGCCGCAGGTAACTGCGTCAACTTTGAGACATATCAGAGGCTCGTCGGCCAATATCAGGGGCTGGAATATGCCCTTGAAATACTTAACAATCTATTAAGGGAACAGGATGAACATGAATGAACCGGTAGCTTCTAACGAAGCTGAATTAGCTTGGGCATTCCCGAGCGTTAATCCCGGTGCTGAACCTCTTGGAGCAAGGATTTTGGTGCAACTGCGTCGTACCAAGAAGAAAGCAACCAGTGCCGGGATTATCTTGGTTGAAGAAACCAAAGAGACCGAGAAGTGGAACAACATGGTAGCCAAGGTGCTGATGATCGGCCCTCTGGCATTTAAGAAGCGCGACACGATGGAGCCGTGGCCTGAAGGCGCATGGGCTCAAGTGGGTGATTACATTCGTGTCCCGAAGTGGGGTGGCGACCGTTGGGAAGTGCCTGTTCCCGGCGACGAGGATTACGAAGATCCCGCGCTATTCATGATTCTTAACGACCATGAGCTTATTGCACGAGTCACTGGTGATCCGCTGGAAATGCGGGCTTTTATCTAAGGAGTAACAATGGCTACTGACGCAACTGACAAGCAGACGCCTGATCTGCTTATTAACGAAGGGCAAGACGGTTCTGCAACCGTGACCTTGCCTGAGGGTATGGAGGGCGATGATCCTGAACTTAGACAAGGTGGTTCCGTTGATGACGATCATGGCTCAGACGAAGACGACGAGGCTGCACAAGCGGCTGAGATCGAAGCAAACGGCGAGGTAGATCCCGACCAAGAGCGCATACGTGCCGCCAAGCGGGCAAAGCGTAAAGCTCGTAAGGAATACCACCGCCAAAACCAAGTAGAGAAGGATGTTCGCCTGCAAAACCTGCAGCGCCAGAACCAAGAGCTTCTAGAACGCCTCTCTGTTATTGAAAAGAAAACAGCCGGTAGCGAGTTGGCTCGGCTGGATAAAGCGATTGAAGATCAGCACAACCGGATTGAGTTTGCCAAGCGGAAGATTGCCGAAGCCACATCAATGGGTGACGGCACGTTGCTGACTTCTGCTCAAGAGATGTGGTTTGAGGCCCGCCGCAAGGCAGAGGATCTGGCATCGTACAAACAGCGCATGGTTCAGCCTGAGCGCCCGCAGACGATCCAGCAGGATCCCCGTATTCAGCGACATGCCTCCCGCTGGCTTGAGAGTAATCCTTGGTACGACCCGCAGGGTGGTGACATTGATTCCAAAATCGCTCTGACCATCGATCAGGCCATGGCCGAAGAAGGTTGGGATCCGGCAACTCCTGATTATTGGGATGAGCTTGACAATCGCTTGTCAGAAAGGCTACCGAACCGCTACAATGATCGCAGCAACGAGAAACCGGCACAGCGTCGTCCTCGGAGCGTGGTAACTAGCAGTGGTCGTGAGGTTGCATCGAGTAATAGCGGGGGTTCAAGAAGTACCTTTACCCTCACCCCGGAACAAGTTCGGGCTATGAAAGATGCAGGCATGTGGGACGATTCTGAGAAACGTAACCGCATGATCAAACGCTATGCAATGGAAGCCCGCAACCGTCAAGGAAGGAACTAATCATGGATTCTCGTCTGAAAAAATCTCTCTCTGCAGGTGGGCGCGAATCTCGCGCTAGTCACGACTCGGTTCGTGAGGCACCGGAGGAAACATTTGTGTCTTCTGATGAACGTCGAAAGATGTGGAAGGATGAATGGACACAAAGCGCATTGCCAAATGCTCCCGTTATTCCCGGCTGGCATGTTTGCTGGTTATCGACAACCAATAGTTACGACAGCATCGACAAACGGATTCGCCTCGGTTATGTCCCTGTGATGGAGCAGGATGTAAGGGGGTTTGAGAATTACCGTGTAAAGGCTGGCGAACATACTGGTTATATCGCGTGTAATGAGATGCTGCTGTTTAAGATCCCGATGGATATGTACCAAGACATCATGGCACATTTCCACCACGAGGCCCCTCTTGAGGAAGCCAACAAGATCCGAATGCAAGCAGAAAACATCCAAGGCCGCGATAGTTCAGGCAAGACGCTTGGACGAGTTGAGGGTGAGGGCATTGAGCAACTGGACAAACCGTTGCCTGCACCGTCATTCGCCGGTTAAGGCACTTGTTAAACTGATAGGAGTCAATTATGTCTAGCACTAATGCTCCGTTCGGCCTGCGCCCTGCGTTTCATCCTTCGGGTCTGGATCGCGCTCAAGCTCTGGCTGGCGGTATTGCATCGGCTTACAACGCCGATATTCTCAAGGGTCAACCTGTGAAGTATGTCACTGGTGGCACTATTCAACCTGCAGCAGCCGGTGATGCCTTTGTTGGCGCATTTGCTGGTGTGGAATGGACTGACACCACTGGTCGTCGCCGTGTCTCGAACTATTGGCCTGCAAACACTGCATACCAGACTGGTTCTTGCATTGCGTACTTCTACGCTGATCAAAACATCGTGTATGAAATTCAATCTGACGGCACCTTGGCCCAATCGGCTATTGGTGACGAGGCTGATCTTTCAAACACTACTGCTGGATCGAACGTCACCGGTCTTTCTCAGGCGACTCTTTCCACATCTCTGGTTGGTGCTGGCAATAGCGCTCAAATGCGCATTATTGACATTGCTCCGTATTCCGATAACGCTTGGGGCGATTCGTATGTGATCGTCCGCGCCAACATCAGCGAGTACCAGTTTGCTCCTGCTGCTGGCACCGCCATCTAATAAGGAGGAGTGAACCATGGCAGCTCCAATGAGAAGTACCGACTTTCGTAGCATTGTCGAACCCATCCTGAATGAATGCTTTGATGGTGTCTACGATCAACGTACTGATGAATGGTCTCGCGTATTCCGTGAGCAAGAAGGTATCCCACGTAACTACCACGAAGAGCCAGTTCTGTACGGCTTTGGCGCGGCTCCACAACTGCCTGACGGTACGCCAGTATCGTATCAGCAGGGTGGTGTGCTGTTCCTTAAGCGCTACGTCTACTCTGTCTATGGTCTGGCATTTGCCCTGACCAAAGTTCTGGTAGAAGACGGCGACCATATCCGTATCGGTCAGGTGTATGCCCGTCATTTGGCTCAGTCGCTGATTGAGACCAAAGAAACACTGTCGGCCAACGTGCTGAACCGCGCTTTCAACTCGGCTTACCCCGGCGGCGACGGTGTGCAACTGAACTCGGCTTCGCACCCAATCGTCAACGGCACGGCATCCAACCTGCTGGCAACAGCAGCCAACCTGTCGCAGACCTCGCTTGAGCAGATGCTTATCCAGATCCGTCAAGCTGTGGACAACAACGGCAAGAAGATTCGTCTGGTTCCCCGCCAACTGGTGGTTGCACCCGGCAATATCTTCCAAGCTGAAGTTCTGCTGAAGTCGGTTCTCCGTAGCGGCAACGCTAACAACGACATCAACCCAATCAAGTCGATTGGCCTGCTGGACGAAGGCGCTGCAGTTCTGTCGCGTCTGACTTCTGCGACCGCATGGTGGGTTCAGACCGATGCACCAGAAGGCATGAAGCTTCTGATGCGCCGTAAGCTGGAGAAAACCATGGAAGGGGACTTCGAGACTGACTCAATGCGCTACAAGGCCACTGAGCGTTACGATGTCGGCTTCACCGACTGGCGTGCAATGTACGGAACTCCGGGCGTGTAGGTTGACAGATTAACGGCAATCGGTAAAATCCAAGATGAAAATCATTAAGGAGATTACCGATGCCGGAAAAATGCCACGTTCACAATTGCTCTCAGCCTGTAACTGCCAAAGGCTTATGCCAAAAGCATTACATGAGGGTAAAAAGGCATGGAGATGTTGGGGAGACCAGACCTGATGATTGGGGGAATCGTAGAAAGCACCCGGCTTACAAAGCTTGGTGCAATCTGTGTAGATACCATCAACAGAATATGCAAGATTCTTGGGCAAGTAATTTTTGGAATTTCGCAAAAGATGTTCCAGAAAAACCTGCAAATAGTCGAGCGCAACGGTCAGACCCAACAAAACCTTGGGGCGTAAATAATTTTTATTGGAAAGAAACTCGTTCCGCAAGTCAAGACCGTAAGCAATATATGAAGGAGTGGCATAAACATGCCAGAGCAGCAAATCCTGAATATTATGCTGATAGGTATTTGAAAAAACGGTATGGAGTTACTTTTGAGTGGTATAGCAAAAAACTTTCCGAGCAAAATAATGTTTGCGCTATTTGTAAACAGTCCGAAAAGTCTGTTATCAAAGGCAAGGTAATCTCAATGCCTGTGGATCATTGTCATAAAACTGGAAATGCGAGAGGATTGATATGTACAAAGTGCAATCGAGGCCTCGGTCTGTTTTGTGATGACGTGAGCATTTTGGAATCTGCAATTAAATACCTGAAATCCTAACTAGGAGAACGAAATGGCACAAACTTATTTCGGTTCTGCTCTGCGATCCGGTTCTGGCACGTTGACTGACTCTACTGACGGCGGCTTCGTCGTTTTGATGCAGACAAGTACCGTAACTACAAACGCAGACGGCACCGCCTCTAGCACCAGTGTCACCATTCCAGCAAATTCTCAAATCATTGATCTGATCATTGATCAGGTTCAAAATGAGTCGGTTGGTGGTGGTACTGCTACTGCGATCAATGCAACCGTTGGCACTGCTGCTGCAGGCACACAATATGTGTCTGCAACGGATGTCATCGGTGGTGGTCGTGCAGCGCTGTCTTTCACTGCCGCACAATTGGCCGCGATGGCGAATGTTGGTTCCAATACCAGTGTTTTCCTCACAGTTGATCCAGACGGCACTATCGTAACGACTCAGGGCATTTACCGCTTTACCGTGGTATACGCTCAGAAAGGTTGATAGGGCACATCATGGGCCAATTCAAACCAATGGTCAAAATGATGACCACAGAGCCTACTGTTGAGCTAAAACTCGCAAAAGGCGGCGCGGTAACGATGAAAAAGGGCGGCTCGACCACCAAAGCCAAGAAAATGGCGATGGGCGGTCTAGGCAGTATGCCTGCTGCAACTATGCCTTCTAAAATGCCTGCAGTAATGCCAGCAGCCATGCCAGCAGGCCCATCTCCTAAAAAGCCTTCTCTGGCTTCCCGTCGTAAGGCAATGATGGCATCTCGTATGCCTGTTCGCCCCATGATGAAAGAAGGCGGCGAAAGCAAGGCTGAGCACATGGCCGAGATGAAGAAAATGGCGGGCACTGCCAAAGAGTTGAAGAAGCATGAGTCAATGCCTGCTTCCAAAGCTCATAAAGGTCTCAAGACTGGTGGCGTTGCCATGGGTCAGGGTGGCTATAAGGATGGCGGCAGCGTCATTCCTGTCAGTGCTTCCAAAAAGGGCGCTGAGGGCTACACAGAGACCAAGATGCACACTGCTAAACGCGATTCTTCGCCTGCCAAAACTGGTGGCGTGAAGATGGGTAACGGCGGTGGTTATAAAACCGGCGGCGTTATCAAAGGCAATGCTGGCGGCTACAAGAAGGGCGGTGTTCCAAAAAAGTATGCTGACGGTGGGGCCGTGCAGGATGATGGTCGTGCCGTCAAGATGCCACAAGGGAGTAAGCGCCCATCAACGCCAGTGAGTATTAACCAACTTTCCGGTACCTTTAAAAAGGGTGGAAAGGTTAAGAAATATGCTGGTGGCGGTGATGCTGAAGCAACTGCTTACGATAAGTTTTATGAGGATGAAGAGAAGGAAAACCGAGATACGCGTGATCAATTCATGCGCGCTCTCAAGGATCCTCTTGGCACCATTAGGAAGATTCCTCGTAAGCTTGGAGAAGCCATTGATGAGCTTCGCGGAAAATCCGGAACTGTGACTAAATCCAAAGAATCGGTGACAGTCGCACCCGGCAAGAAGCGCGGCGGCGGTTGCTAATAAGTGGGGGCTTCGTGCCCCCTCTTTTTAATTGGGGATAAAACATGAAGTTACAAACCGTATCCAAAACTGGTGTCGGCTCTAGTCCCGCTTTAGTCATGAATACCAATATCAGCCCCTTCAATGTCGGCTTTGGTGTTATTGCTACCGGCACAGTAAATTACACAGTCCAGCATACTTTTGATGACCCGGCTGTTGGGTTTTCAACTTGGTTCTCCCATCCGACGGTTGCCTCACAAGCGGCAAATGCTGATGGAAATTACGCATTCCCTGTGACCGGCATAAAGGTTCTTGTGAACAGCGGTGATGGCAGCGCTACTTTGAAATTGGTTCAGGCAGGTATTTAATGGGTAAGGTCGGCTATGGCGGCGTTGCCAACCAATCAAACACTAGCGACGGCTTTGCATTAGGCGTTGGCGCTCAGAATGTTATTGGTGGAACTGACTACGGCTTAGATGTTGGCGATGATGGTGTTGTTGATGTGTATGGAGCAACTCCTGTGACAACTTTCTACATTGCCGATGAAACCTCTCCGGGGTATGTGCTTCAGGAGAACGATGACAAGATTGTATTGGAGGCTTCGTAATGGCTGATCAAAAGATTTCGGCAATGCCAAATGCCGTTACCCCTCTTACTGGTAATGAGCTTATTCCTCTTGTACAGAGTGGTGCCAACGTAAAATCAACGGTTAATCTATTTGGCGACTTTGCTCGAACCAAATACTTTAATCATGGCGCTTGGCAAGATACTACTACGCAGACTGGCAGTATTACGGCTGGCACAGTGTTTACTTTTAATACAACAGACGTTTCTGATGGGGTTGTTCTTGCTAACAATTCACAGCTCGTCGTTCCTGTTGATGGTGTTTATAACTTCCAATGGTCTGGGCAATTCCAAAACGTTGAAAATTCAATCCAAGATGTAACTGTCTGGCTTCGGATTGATGGCGTTGATGTTCCCGGATCTGCTGGATTTATAAGTTTGGCGGCCAGAAAAACTGCGCAAATTTTTGACAAGTCTATTGTCGGATGGAATTATTTTTTAACTTTGCTTGCAAACCAATATGTTGAGATAGTTTGGTTGCCATCGATTGCAACTATTACTGTTCCGGCTTATCCTGCTTCTGTATCTCCTGCTCACCCATCCACTGCATCCGTTATCGTCACCGTCAATCAAGTGGGGTAATCATGCCAGCCAAATCGAAGGCCCAGTTTAGATTGATGCAGGCGGCCGCACACAATCCAAAGATTGCCAAGAAGGTCGGTATTTCAGAGGATGTGGCATCTGAATATACAGAGTCTAATGTAGGAAAAAGGGCTTACGGGAAGCTGCCAGAGAAAAAGAAAGATGGTGGCCCTTCTCTTTCCGTAGGTCGGGGGGAGAAATTATCGGCAGATCAGGGGGCTGGTCTGACTGCGAAGGGTCGTGCAAAGTACAACAGAGAGACTGGGAGCGATTTGAAGGCTCCGCAACCCCAAGGCGGGAAGCGTCGAGACTCTTTCTGTGCCCGAATGGGAGCCGTTGCAGAAAAAAGTGAGCGCGGATCTCGTTCTAGAGCATCAATGAAGCGTTGGAACTGTCCGGGTTGGTAGGAGAACAGAATGCCAGATACAAATTTTAGGTCATACCCAACTGCAACTGGACAAGTCTATGAGATAGACAATGTGCCGGTATCAAAAGAAGAATTTGATGCCCGCGCTGCTGCGTCAAAGCGGAATGTTCAAGGTCAGGCTGCTTCAAATAGGGCAGAGGCTGAAAGCGCACGCTCTTCAATGCCTGAGGGTTTTAGTTCTGAAGACGAAGAGGCTATGAAAAGGCTTCGCTCAATGCGCAAGAAGTCTGGCGGCAGCATAAAAATGGGTAAATCAAAAATCTCCACTCATCAAAAGTCAAAAAAAGCGTCTTCATGGTAAAGGATTGTCATGGCGTACTCTGGAACCGTAGGACAAACAGTCGTTTCAGTCCAAGATCTGATTGATCATGGCGCTCGACGCTCTGGTAAGTTGGCTGAAGAGCTGACTTCTGAGCAGATTTACGCTGCCAAACAGTCTCTTTTTTTCCTTCTGGCCAATTTATCTAATATTGGCATCAATTATTGGGCAATTGGTCAAGAAGTCATTGGCTTAAAAGCCGACCAATTTATTTATAACCTTCCGTTGGGTGCGATTGACGTTTTAAACGTGAACTATCGCACGATGAACCGTCCGGTAGGCAGTTACTCTGCCTCTTCTGGCATTGCTTCAAATGCATTTGATGGCAACGTTAATACTAAAGACGTTCAAACTTCCCCTAACGGCAACATTACGGTGAATTATGGCACTGATAACCCTGTGTACTCTGGCTCTATTGGTATTCTTCCGGGAGTATCAGGAAATTTTCACATCTTGTTGGAAGTATCCGATGACGGCTTAACATGGTCATTGCTTGAAGATACAGGGGTAGAAACTTGGGTCGATAACCAATGGCTTTGGTATCAAATTGACCCCGGCGCAAGTAAGCAGTGGTACAGAATGCGTGAAACCGGCGGTAATACGCTTGAGGTACGAGAATTCTATGTTGGCAATAATAGCCGCGAAGTCCCGATGGCTCGTTTAAATCGGGATGATTACACTTCTCTGCCAAACAAGAACTTTACCGCGAATCAACCATATCAATTTTGGTTTAACAGAACGATTCCAAATCCACAAATCAACTTGTGGCCCGTTCCAAGTGAACCGTTTGTGCAAATGGTGGTTTGGTATTCCCGGCAGGTCATGGATGTGGGATCCTTGAATGGTCAGCTTGAAATACCTGATCGTTGGTATCTTGCTGTGCAGAATATGCTGGCGCACCAAATGTCGATGGAGTTGCCGGGAGTTGATTTGCAACGTATGCAATATCTTGAGGTTCAGGCCGAAAAATATCTGCAGTTGGCTGAATCTGAAGAGCGCGACAAGTCGCCGATTTACCTTGCGCCAAATATTTCTTGCTATACACGGTAAGGGATAATATGCCCATTTTCCTTGATACTCGTGGATATTCAGATATTGCGATTGCAGTCTGTGATCGTTGTAGGATGAAGCGCCCACATGCTGAGCTCTCAAAAGACCCGAACTTTCCGGGTCTGATGGTGTGTGAGCAGGGATGTAAAGATCAGTTTGATCCATATAGACTTCCGGCGAGGAAGACTGAGAGAATTACAATTCGATTCCCGCGTCCTGACGAGAGTGTGGCCGATAGCAATTCAGGGATTACGACAAACGCACCAAACGAGTTTGTCATTTCTCCTGAGCAAAACACTGCAACGCCAGAAAACGATGGAAACCTTGACAATTTGAGCACGAGTCCATAATGGCAAACGTACAGATAACCCAATTGCCAGCGGCGCAACCGCTCGATGGCACAGAACTTGTTCCAATTGTTCAGAATGGATTGACGGTTCGCACCACGACCGGGCAAGTTGCAACCACTCCAAACCTGCAGCAGACGTTCCTGACCAAAGATCTTGAATCGTCTTTGCCAAACAGCCGGTATTTGTCTACCAGCACAGGCTTGGGGTTGACTGATGGAGGCGCTCAGGCACCTCTCACAATTACGCTAAATGGGGCTTCTGGGAGCCTTGAGGCGGCTAGTAATGGGTTGATAGTCAAGACAGCCTCAAATGCCGTCACAGCCCGTTCTATTGCGGTTACTGGGGCTGGCTTATCGATTGCTGATGGTGATGGAATTGCCGGAAATCCGACACTATCGTTAAGTGGGCTTGCTGCTGCATTTGCCAACATTGGCGGCACTGGGATTGTTGCGGTGCAAAACGGCACAACTGCGGGCAATATCAGCATTTTGGGTACCGCAGGGCAAATTAATGTTGCAAATGGCAATGGTGTCGGAAACCCGACAATTAGCCTGCAAAGCACTGGGGTAACGATTGGAAGCTATGGATCGGCATCAGCAGTATCGACCTTTGCAGTAGATGATTATGGCCGTTTGACGGCTGCAGGATCAGTCTCTATTGCTATTGATGCCTCTCAAATCGTCAATGGTCAACTTCCTGTTGTCCGAGGCGGGACGGGTGCATCAACACCGGATGGTGCGCTGACTAACCTTCTGCCTTCCCAAACAGGCGAAAACGGCAAGGTTTTGGCAACTGACGGTACCAATACTTATTGGGTAGCTGCGGGCGCTGGGTCTGTCACTTCTGTTGAAGTATCAGGTGGAACCACCGGCTTAACAACATCTGGCGGCCCAGTTACTACGTCTTGGACCATTACACCGAGCCGCAAATTAAACGTTTCTAATGGCGGTACGGGAGCAACAAGCCTGACAGGTTATGTGATTGGGAATGGCACTGGGGCGATGACTGCTTCTGCCACCGTCCCTACAAGTGCTTTGTCTGGAACGATCTCTAACGTTCAGCTTGCTAATAGCTCAATAACGGTTAATGGCGTTACGATTGCATTGGGTGCGTCTGGAGTTCTTCCTGCCCCAACATTGAGTACCTTAACAATCGGCACTGGTTTAACTGGGACTAGCTATAACGGATCTTCTCCTGTCACCATCACTATAGATTCAACAGTTGCAACGTTGGCTGGCGTTCAGACTTTTACGAACAAGTCGATCTCTGGTTCGACCAATACGCTGACTGCCATTCCGAATGCCGCGTTAGACAACTCGTCTGTAACGATTGGAACAACGGCAATTTCTTTAGGTTCATCCAGTCTGACCTTGGGCGGATTGACCTCTGTTGCTGTTACGCAAGATCCCACAACTGCCTTGCAGTTGGCAACCAAACAGTATGTAGATACCTTATATGCGGCAGGTATTAATTACCATGCCCCTGTCAAATACGAGGTGCCTAATACTACTGGCAACCTGAACGCCATCTACAACCAACCCGGCGGCCCCGGTGTAGGTGTAGGGGCGACACTGACCAATAACGGCACCTTAGCGGCTTTTGCTCCAGATGGCCCGACGGCAATGGTTGGTGACAGGATTTTGATTTATAACCAGACAAATGCTTTTGAGAATGGCGTGTACACGGTCACAACCGTGGGTGATGGTTCAACGGCATGGGTTTTGACTCGTTCCACCGACACAGATACTTACGGCATTACTAGCCCCAATGCTCTTGGTCAGGGCGATGCATTTTTTGTTACCAGTGGCAATACGGGCGCGGGCGAGACTTATCTTTGTAATACGGTCGGCACGATTACTTTTGGCACGACTGCAATTACGTTTGCTCAAATTTCTTCAGCGCAGGTTTATTCTGCTGGCACTGGCCTAAGTCTTACCGGCACTACATTCAGTATTACCAATACCGGAGTAACGGCAGCAGCTTACGGTTCTTCCTCGGCGGTTGGGACGTTTACTGTTAATGCCCAAGGGCAATTGACTTTGGCCGCAACTACGCCGATCTCCATTAACGGCAACCAGATTACCTCTGGGACAGTAGGATCTGCTTACATCAGCGGCTCATATACTGGCATTACGGGTGTTGGTACACTGACAGCAGGAACTTGGAATGCAGGCGCTATTCAGCCTTTGTACGGCGGCACTGGTTTGACTTCTTATGCTGTAGGCGATTTATTATATGCATCTGGTGCGGGGACATTGTCGAATCTTACGCTTGGCTCACAGGGGCAGGTATTAGTCGCTGGGGCATCTGCGCCCACATGGGGCGGCATTTCTGGCGGAACTTTTTAAGGAATTGAGATGGCACAAACTAATTACACCCCAATCCAGCTTTATCACAGCACAACGGCCGGTGCCGCCCCAACAGCAGCCAATTTATTGGCAGGCGAGTTAGGGTTAAATATTGCGGATATGAAGTTGTATTGCGAGAATTCTTCTGGCACGGTGGAGATGTTGGCCGCGCCGGGGATTCCTGTTTCTGGCGCTGCCAAAACAGGTGCTTATACACTGCTAACTACTGATGTTGGTCAAACGATTGAAGTTGGCTCCGGTGGATCTGTGGAGATTCCTAATTCGACCTTCTCCGCAGGCGACGCTGTTTTGGTATTCAACAACACCTCCGCAGGCATCACAATTACTTGTACGATTACAACGGCTTACATTGCCGGTACGGATACGGATAAGGCAACAGTAACGTTGGCCACACGAGGCATTGCCAGCATCCTGTTCATTAGTGGCACGGTCTGCGTCATTTCAGGAAACGTAAGCTAATGGCACTCATTCTTAAAAACAGAGTCAAGTCCACGACGACCACGACAGGCACGGGGACGATCACGCTAGGCGCTGCTGCGACCGGCTATCAGGCGTTCTCTGTGATTGGGGATGGCAACGAAACTTACTACGTCATCAAAGGCACGACAGAGTGGGAAGTAGGTAAGGGAACTTACACGGCTTCTGGCACAACGCTTTCTCGTCAGTTGGTGTTCGGCTCTTCCAACAACGGCGCGTTAGTAAACTTTTCAGCAGGCACGAAAGATGTGCTGTGCGCATATCCGTCCGCTGCGTCGCCGGGTGGTGTGCCTAGTGGGGACAACAACTCGGTAGGCACTGATCTCTCAGGTTGGCAGGCACTTTCTACTGCGCTGAATGCGGGTGTGGCGGGTGGGCAGACGTTCGGGAACAATAATACCAACGGGGTGGTAAGTACGTACTCCCTTGTTTATACAGTTGCAAGCGCATATTCTGGTGGTGTGCTGGCTTCCAACGGAGACATTCACTTCGTTCCAGTTGCTGCCGCTAGAGGACAAAAAATTTCGTCGTCTGGCGTAGTTTCAACTTATTCCCTTGTTTATACAGCCGCGTCTGCATACGCTGGAGGCGTATTAGCACCTAATGGAGAAATTCACTTTGTGCCTTTTAATGCTCCTGTAGGACAAAAGCTGTCGGCCTCTGGAGTTGTTTCCACCTATTCTCTTGTTTACACCGCAGTGAATGCATACAACGGTGGTGTATTAGCTCCAAACGGTGACATCCATTTTGCCCCAAGAAGCGCCAATCGAGGGCAGAAAGTTTCGTCTGCCGGTGTTGTTTCAACCTATTCTCTTGCTTACACAACAACGCTTGCTTATTCTGGTGGTGTTTTGGCTTCTAACGGAGACATACATTTTATTCCCACCAATGCCGCCGTAGGCCAGAAAATATCAGCGGCAGGCGTAGTTTCTACCTACTCTCTTGTTTATACACTGGCGCAAGCATATCAAGCGGGTGTACTAGCGCCCAACGGAGACATTCATTTTGTTCCAAGGGACGCCGTTGTGGGCCAGAAAATATCATCCTCCGGAGTGGTTTCTACTTATTCACTCGTTTACACAGTTGCAGATGCGTATGTTGGTGGCGTATTAGCTCCTAATGGCGACGTGCATTTCATACCTTTTAGCGCCAACAGAGGTCAAAAGATATCAGCCTCCGGCGTTGTCTCTACGTATTCCCTTGTTTACACGGCGTCATCCGCATATCAAGGGGCTGTGTTGTCGCCCGATGGAACCATTAATTTTGTTCCGAATAGCGCTGCCGTAGGCCAAAAAATCTCCACCAACCCCGGACAACCTTTAGGCATTGGTTTGTGCCTTAGCCCATTTTTGAACAAGCTCTGATTATGACATTCGTACTCAAAGATCGCATAAGGGTAACCAGCACATCGACGGGTACGGGTACGTTCACGCTCGGTGCAGCAATAGCGGGTTATCAAGACTTCTCCGGCATCGGCAACGGTAATCAGACTTATTACACAATTGTCGGCGGTACAGCTTGGGAAGTAGGCATCGGCACTTACACGTCCAGCGGCACAACATTGTCAAGAGACACGGTGCTTGCATCTTCCAACGGCAATGCGTTGGTGAACTTCGCTGCAGGCACAAAAGATGTTTACGTGCCTCAGCCTGCTGAGAATGTGCAGGGATCAGCGCCTACCGCAGACAACAGCAGCATTGGTACAAATGGCGTGGCGTTTGACAATTTTCAGAAGAATTTGCAAGCCAGCATCAATGGTGGCGTGACGTTCAACAATAACGGCACAAATGGGATTGTTAGTACGTATTCGCTTGTTTACACAACCACAGGCGCATACAATGGAGGTGTATTAGCGCCTAATGGAGACATCCATTTTGTCCCTGACAGCGCCCCTGTAGGGCAAAAGATATCAGCCTCAGGTATTGTCTCCACTTATTCTCTTATTTATACTGCAGCAAGCGCATACGTTGGTGGTGTATTAGCTCCAAACGGTGATATTCATTTTGTACCCAACAGCGCCAATCGTGGCCAAAAAATATCAGCGTCTGGAGTTGTTTCCACGTATTCCCTTGTTTACACAAACTCATCAGGCGCATATTCTGGTGGTGTGTTAACGCCTAATGGGGACATTCATTTTGTTCCTTACAGCGCTGCTGTAGGCCAAAAAATATCCTCTGCGGGCGTTGTTTCAACGTATTCGCTTGTTTATACAGCATCGGGCGCATATTTTGGTGGTGTGTTGGCATCCAATGGGGACATGCATTTTGTTCCTTACATCGCGAATAGAGGGCAAAAGATTTCAGCGGCAGGCGTTGTCTCCACTTATTCTCTCATTTATACCGCAGCAGGCGCATACATTGGTGGTGTATTGTCGCCCAATGGTGACATGCACTTTGTTCCATCGTTGGCCAATCGCGGCCAAAAAATCTCGTCGTCCGGCGTGGTTTCTACGTATTCCCTTGTTTACACAAGCGCAGCAGGCGCATATCAAGGGGGTGTATTAGCGCCTAACGGCGATATACACTTCATTCCTTTCGGGGCCAATAGAGGGCAAAAAATTTCAACAACGGGTGTTGTTTCAACTTACTCTATTTTGTACACAACAGGTAATGCATACAGCGGCGGCGCATTAACACCAAATGGCGAAGTTCATTTTATTCCTTATTGGGCTGTTATAGGCCAAAAAATCTCCACCAACCCCGCAATACCCTTCGGCATAGACACTTGCCTGAGTTCCTATCTGAACAAGTACTGAGGATTTAAACATGCCTTACGTTGTCAAAGACAGAGTAAAAGTTACCAGCACCACGACAGGCACAGGCACGTTTACGCTGGGCGCGGCGGTCGCAGGATTTCAATCTTTTTCCGTCATCGGCAATGCCAACCAGACTTATTACTGCATCACCAACGGTACCGATTGGGAAGTGGGCATTGGCACGTATACAGCTTCTGGCACCACCCTTTCACGCGACACGGTGCTTGAATCTTCCAACAGCAACGCATTAGTGAATTGGTCGGCGGGTACCAAGGATGTTTTTTGTACTTACCCGGCAGACGCCACGGAAGGCACGGTGCCGACCGCCGACAACAGCAGCGTGGGCACGGATCTTTATGCTTGGACTAACCTGAAGAAAGAGCTGGACAGAGGTGTGGTAAATGGGGTGCCCTATGCCAACAGCAATATTAGTGGGATGGTGAGCACGTACAGTTTGGTTTACACGGTGGGTGCTGCATATTCAGGCGGTGTATTAGCCCCAAATGGCGACATTCATTTTGTTCCTTATGTTGCTGACAAAGGCCAAAAAATATCAGCAACAGGTGTTGTTTCGACTTATTCCCTCGTTTATACGGCGTCCGGTGCGCACAGAGGCGGCGTACTAGCGCCCAATGGTGACATAAACTTTGTCCCTTTCAATGCCAACAGAGGCCAAAAAATTTCGTCGTCTGGCGTAGTTTCAACTTATTCTCTCGTTTACACGGCATCAAATGCGTACTGGGGAGGTGTATTAGCTTCTAACGGCGACACGCATTTTGTTCCTCACCTTGGCGTTGTAGGCCAAAAAATTTCATCTTCTGGTGTTGTATCTACCTATTCTCTTGTTTATACCGCGAATTCTGCATATTTAGGTGGTGTATTGGCCCCCAATGGGGATGTGCATTTTGTTCCTTATTCTGCCGCTGTAGGACAAAAAATTTCGTCTGCCGGTGTTGTTTCAACTTATTCTCTTGCTTACACAACGACGCTTGCTTATGTTGGTGGTGTGCTGGCTCCGAACGGAGACATACATTTCATTGCGGGAAGGAATGCCGTTGTGGGGCAAAAGATATCTGCGGCAGGTGTTGTTTCTACTTACTCATTAGTTTACACAACAACAAGCGCATACCAAGGAGGTGTATTAGCGCCCAACGGGGACATGCATTTCATTCCTCATTCTGCCGCTGTAGGACAAAAAATTTCTTCTTCAGGCGTAGTTTCAACGTATTCTCTTATTTACACTGCAGCAACTGCTTATTCAAGCGGCGTATTAACACCAAATGGAGATTTGTATTTTGTTCCTTATTCTGCGGACAAAGGCCAAAAAATCTCCACCAACACACAACGCAATATAGGCTATTGTTTGTCGCCGTTTTTCAATAAATTCTAATAATTGTTCAACCACAGCAAGGAGGGAATATGTATAGCAGGGAAAAAATAATAAATACGATGCAAGAAATTTACGACGAATCCAAAACCATAAAACCTTACGTTGTAATTGCTCAGCCTAGAAGGAACTTAGAAGAAACCGCAGCACAAAATTTTGATGGTTACGAAGGGCTGCACATCGACCTGATGGGATTTTCTCACGGCTTTGTGAACATTGGCGGCGAGAAGGTGGACGTGGCCCGCAATTACCTGATCGAGCAGGCCCTTGAATCAGGGGCTAAATATATGCTCTTCATCGGCGAGGACACGGTTGTTCCTTACGACGGATTCAAGAAGCTGCTGAAGACCGCCGAAGAAAACCCCGGCGCGGTGGTGACGGGTGTTTATTACATCAAGTGTTCAGACGCGATGATTATGGTGCGCGAGGGGGATTGGATCACCATCCCGAACGTCGATCCGGGGCAGTTGATTGAAGCGTGGCAGACCGGTATGGACATCATGCTGATTCCGATTGCGCTCTTGAAACAGATGAAAGAAGAAGCGCCGGATATGCCATTTTGCTGCATCGGCAACAACATCAATGGTGAAATCCCGTTCATTGGTGAGGACAATTTCTTTGTCCACCGACTGCACAAACGCGGCACGAAATTGTTGGTGAATACGGACGTTCAGTGTTTGCACATGGATTTGGCCAGCGGCATGTATACCGCTCATCCGTCTGTAGACTTGAAGAACTATTACACGAACATCCCGCCGACCAGACCGCTGACGCTGGACGACAAGGAGTTCATTGATCGCCGCTGGGCTGATCGTCTGCCAGAAGGCACAGGCGCGACTGCTGGGTACAAAGCGATCCTTGCCCAAATGATGGCAGAGGGCCAGCCAATCCGGTTCAATATGGGCTGTGGGCGGGATCGCTTGGAAGGCTATATGGGCGTGGATATGCACAGCGACACGGCCGACATCAAGCAAGACATCATGAAGTTGGATCTGCCTCAGGGCTGCGCTGACGAGATATTTGCCAGCCATGTCATTGAACATATCCCGCAACACCGTGCGCCGGAGGTTTTGGGAAAATGGTTGAACACACTGAAGGAAGGCGGCAAACTTGTTATGGAATTGCCGGACTTGGCAGGGCTGTGCAAGGATTTTTTGGAGCAGGAAGGCACAGAGCAGCACATGACGGCGATGTGTATCTTTGGGGCGCATGTGGACAGAATCACGCCTGAAACGGAAGAGAAAGGTGCATTGTCCCCTCATCTCTGGGGCTATACACCGAAGACGTTGTCTGACTTGTGTACGCATGTGGGATTTAAAGACATCAAGATTCTGCCCGCAACTGGGCAGCATCCGGGCAAAAACTTTAGGTTGGAGGCAATAAAATGAGTGTATCTCTTGAAGGGTTGGCTTCTAATATTGAAGGTGAAGAGCGCAGCCTTGCGTATCTGAAAGTTCAGCATAACGGTCGGTCTTATGACTGGCAGACTTTTGTTCCTCCGGGCGCGGATCTGTCGGCCTATCTTGCTTCTAAAGAGGCTGCGATCAAGGCTGACATCGATGCCAAGGAAGCCGCGTGGACAGCTCTGACGCCTAAGACAAGGGAAATTCCTGATCCGATGACGGGTAAGACAACGACTGTTCCTATCGACAAGTCAGAGATTGTCCGCCCTGACGTGCCAGACTATTACGCTAAGCGCCGCGCTGAATATCCTTCTTTGGCAGAGCAACTTGGGGCGATGTGGAAGGGCGGCGCTGCTGCGGCTGAGATGGCCGCAAAGATTGAAGCGATTAAGGCCAAATATCCAAAGCCATGAAGTTAACAAAGGAACATGCAAATAAGATAGTCAATATAGAAAATTCCTCGGTGGTGATAATTCCATTCGGGGAATTTTCGCAAGGCGATATGTTGATTTTGTTCAATAACCGGGATGAGTTTGGATCTATTCAGTGTGACGTGGCCAATAGCTATCGTTCTGGATACACCAAGAAGCATCGGTTTATTGAGTTTCCTCCGCGCAGTATAGTCAATGCAGTGTTTATTGACGCTGACACGGTTGTCTTTATGAGGGGAATGGCATGAGCGGGATTATCATTTCTTTTTTTGGTGGTGCTGGCGGTGGCGTAGCTGTTGTGTCTGACGGCTCTTTTTCTGGTGCGCCAATAGCGGATATTTCTTTTGGCGGTTAAATTTAAATGATGGCGTAATATTTGTTAATTGTTAATAAGGAAACGACATGAAATCATATCTTCTTGCACGAGCCAAAGAACCATCCACATGGCGCGGCGCTTTGATGTTCCTGACGGCAATTGGTATTCCTATTGCGCCTCAGATGGCTGAAGCTATTGTCAGTACCGGACTGGCTATTGTGGGTCTGATTGGGATCATTGCGCCTGACAAGAAATGAAAGAGAACTTTAGGGCCGCACTGCAAGCCGTCTTGCTTCATGAGGGTGGTTTTGTAAATCACCCTAAAGATCCCGGCGGTATGACCAATTTGGGCGTAACCAAAAAGGTCTGGGAAGAATGGGTTGGCCGCACTGTTGATGAAAAGACAATGCGGGCATTAACGCCTGAGGCGGTGGCCCCGATGTACCGCAAAAAGTATTGGGATGCGGTCAAAGGCGATGAGATGCCGGACGGTCTGGATTACCTGATGTTTGACTTTGCGGTCAATGCTGGCCCCGGACGGGCGATTAAGACCATGCAGAAAACCATCGGAGCAACTCCAGATGGTGTTATTGGCCCTAAGACCATGGCGGCGTTAAAAGCTGCCAATCAGGGCGAATTGGTGGCAAAATTCAGTGCAGAAAAGGAAGCGTTTTACCGCAGTTTGCCTACGTTTGCGACTTTCGGTAAAGGGTGGATGCGCCGTCTGGCGGAAGTCAAAACCCACGCAGAAACCATGCTAAGTTGATAAACATTCAATTGGGGTAAGAAATGAAAGAAGTTTGGGAGAAACCAAGGCCAAAGGATTTGGGGAAGCCCGAAAAGCTGAGCCCCAATCAGAAGAAGGCCGCCAAGGCATTTGCCAAGAAAACCGGCACCAAATATCCGTCTCTGGTAGCTAATTTGCAGGGTGCCAAGGCCAAGAAAGGTGGTTGGTAATGGCTGTCTCAATGACTTACACGTCGCTTTATAACGATATTTCCAGCTATCTGGAGCGTACAGATACTGCAACCCTGAACAAGATCCCAACATTCATTATGCTGGCCGAGCAGACGCTTGCCAGCGAAATCAAGTTTCTTGGCAACCTGACCGTCAATCAATCAAACATGGTGTCCGGAAATCCCGTGATCACCAAGCCTGCCCGCTGGCGCAAGACGGTTTCTATGAACGTCACTGTGGCCGGGGTGCGGCAGCCTGTTTTCCTGCGGACTTATGAATACATGCGCCAGTATTGGCCTGATGAAGCTGAAGAAGGCGTTCCGAAGTATTACGGCGATTATGACTATACGCATTGGCTGGTAGTGCCTACACCTGCCGCAGCTTATGACTTTGAGGTGATGTATTACGAAGAGGTGCAGCCTTTGGATAGTACCAATCAGACCAACTGGTTTACCCAATATGCCCCGCAAGCCATGTTGTATGGCTCCCTGCTGCAGGCCATGCCGTTCCTGAAAAATGATGAACGGATGCCTATGTGGAGAGCAGAATACGACAAGATCGTTGCTCAACTGAAGACGGAAAATATCCAACGTTTGGGTGACCGTCAGGCAATTTCTCAGGATAGCTAATTATGACTTTTACTAGTCCGTTCACCGGGAATGTCATTATCCCAACCGATGTCAGCTATCAAGAGATATCGCTGACAACAAATAAAACGCTCGTATGGCCGACTTTTGCCACGGGTAGTGATATCTATGCCTCCCGCATTATTGACGTTACTGCGAACGCTGCAGGCCGCACCTTGACGATGCCTGCGGCCGATCAAACATCGGTAGGAACGGACTGCCTGCTTAATAACTTCGGCGCATATGATTTTGATGTTCTGGACAACAACGGCGGCGTAATTTGCACGGTTCAATCAGGAAAAGCTCAATATATTTATATTACTGACAACTCATCTGCTGCTGGCATATGGGGGGTTATTGCTTTTGGATCGACAACCTCTAGTCCGGATGCCAGCGTATTGGCTGGTCTTGGCTTGGTCGCCATATCGACCACTCTAAATCAAGGACATCCTGCCTCTTCCTTTGTAAATGGGTACACGTTTGTTGCAAATGACCGAGCTCAAACAAAGATCTGGTCATCTGGATCTGGCTCAGTTACGTTGCCGAGTGCTTCAACAATTGGTAATAACTGGTTCTTCTTGCTGAAAAACAATGGAACAGGAACTCTGATTGTAAATTGCACTGGCGCAAATACCATTGACGGCAATTTGACAAAAAACTTTGCTCCTGATGAGTCGGCATTTGTTATCTGCACCGGAGCTGAATTTGTCACAATTGGATACGGCCAAAGCTCTACGTTTGCTTTTACGGCACTTGTAAAGCCAGTTACCTCTGGAACCTATTTAATTACGCCCAGTGAGGCATCAAACACAATTCAAGAGTACGTTGGTATTCTTTCAGGCAATGTCATAGCCCAGTATCCGCCTGCAGTTAATTTGTATGTGATTTCCAATCAGGTAACTGACAATGGTTATTCATTGACGATAACCACGGGGATAGTTGGAGGCGCTAATGCAGTTATTCCTCCGGGGCAACAAGTCACATTGATTTGCGATGGCACCAACTTTTTGAATGCCAATACCATTCAAGCTGGCGCTACTAATATTAGTTTGGTTAACGGCACCGTTGGAACCCCGGCTCTTAATTTTGCTTCTGAAACGAGTACGGGCCTTTACCATCCGGGCGTTGGTCAAATGAATATTGCTGTATTGGGATCTGACTTGGTTGAGTTGACTGCGTCTGGTATGAATGTCATTGGTACTGGCAACTTTACAAATGGTATTGCTGGCGGAATATTCCCATGACTAAAAAAGTATTTAGTCCAGACACAAAACCCGGAATACAGCGGGACGGCACGGTTCTTGACAAGCAATTTTACAACGATGGTCGCTGGGTAAGATTTCAGCGTGGCCGTCCTCGTAAGATGTTCGGTTACCGTCAAATTGTTGGAAACATGGCTGGCCCGTCGAGGGGTATTTACGTCAATGTCCAAAACAATTTCAGCTACGTATTTAATGGCTATTCTGATGGCCTGCAAGTTATCCCGATTGATAACAATGGGGTTGGCTCTGGTGTAAGCAACTTTACGCTTTCCAACTTTACGCCAGATGTAAATAATTTATGGCAATTTGATACTTTATATGACACCACTGGCGGCGGCCAAGAGTCTTTAATAGCCCATCCGGGACAAAACCTAAGCGATATTTCCAGTAGCACAAATACGCCTGTTTTGATTGGCGACATTACTGGCACCACCATGACCGCAGTGATGGATGGCATGAATCCTGTTTCGGTGAGTGGCGGGTGCGTTGTCTTGCACCCTTATTTGTTTGTATATGGGAATAATGGACTAATTAAGAACTGCGCAGCCGGAGATCCGACAGATTGGACTGGGGCAGATTCTAATGAAACCAATGTGGCTGGAACAAAGATTGTCCAAGGTTTGCCGGTTCGAGGCGGATCTAACTCACCGTCTGGCTTATTCTGGTCTTTGGATTCGTTGATCCGGGTATCGTATAACCCAACCACCATTACCTCGGGCGTCACCACAACAACCTTGTACTGGCGATACGACATTATTTCCAGTCAGTCTTCTATATTGTCTTCTCAGTCAGTGATTGAGTACGACGGTATTTATTATTGGTGTGGCGTTGACCGCTTCTTGATGTACAACGGCGTTGTCAAAGAAATACCCAACAACATGAACCAGAATTGGTTCTTTGATAATCTCAACTACGCTCAGCGCCAGAAGGTGTATGCGACTAAGGTTCCTCGATTCGGTGAGATCTGGTGGTTTTATCCTCGGGGTGATTCTACGGAATGCAATGACGCGATTGTTTACAACATCCGTGAACAGACATGGTATGACGCTGGCGAGGCTTTAGGGGCCCGTCGCTCTGCTGGTTTCTTCTCTCAGGTTTTCCACTACCCAATCAATGCTGGGACATATATCAACGCAACTGGCGGTGCAAACCTGTTCACTTTGACTGCTGGCTCTGGCTATACCAATGGTACCTACACAGATGTATCAATGACGGGTGGCACCGGGACTGGGGCTAAAGCAACGATTACGGTTGCTTTGGGGGTTGTTACCGGTGTGGTAATCACGGCAAACGGTACGGGTTATACGGTAGGCGATAACCTGACTTATGCCTTACCCGGCGGCGGAACGAATTTCAAGATTACCTTGACGCATGTAATGAGCTTTGTCTCCTTGTGGCAGCATGAATTTGGTACGAATGAGATTAAAAATGCCCAAGTTAATGCCATTGAAAGCTACTTTGAAACTTCCGATCTTGGATGGATATCTGGAGGCCCCTCACAGCCATCTCCAATAGGGGATAATTTCTGGCTGCATATTGAGCGGGTTGAGCCTGATTTCCTGCAGACTGGAGACATGGAACTATATGTTATTGGTCGCCCGTATGCGCAGGAGCAGGATGACACTTCCGCCCCATATGTTTTTAGTCCAGATACTGGAAAGATTGATATGCGCGAACAGCGTCGTGAGTGTAGGCTTAAATTCGTATCTAATACCATTAATGGCGATTATCAGCTTGGACGGTTACTGTTGTCGGCCAATATTGGCGACGTAAGGGGTTATTGATGGCTAATGTAGCGCTTATTTATGATCCGAGGGGGCATACGTTTGATTCTTGGGCATCTTTAATGTGTGAGCTTTATGCCACGCAGCAACTATCCATACCAGACGCTCATACGGATTGGCGTCAATGGGGTGAGGGACTGAAAGCAATTGATGTTTTTACCAATGAAGGTATACCGGGCCCTGCTGTTTTTAATGACTGGCAGGATTGGGCACAGGCTGTTGTAGGTTCAATTCAACCAAAATAAATAATTTTTTGGAATAAAAAATGGGTAAGCGTCCAACTCCGGCTGTAGGCGGCCTTAAAATTAATACTCGCCCAACTAGGGAGGAATTTGGTCTAGAGCCGCTGAAAACGGGTGAGCCTTCAACGCTAGATGCAAGTGCGGCAAAAAAAATTGCCGCTGCTATTGCCAAGCTTCCACCCCCGCCTCCACCACCTAAGCCTTCTACAAAAAGCATTACAAGTGTAGAGGATGCACGAAAGTTTGTTTCTGGTGGGCCAAATTCCATACTAAAAGATGGAAAGCCTGTTGGCGGATTTGGCAACGTAATGCCGTCATTAAAAAGCGATCTTGAGCAACTTGAGTTTCTTTATACTGAAGCAGGAATAAATCAAACCAAAAATACTCTTGACAAATCTCGTCAACATTTCATTGATAAAATTAACAATGCTTATAAAAATCCAAAACAATATGCGTTAAATCAAGTTGATAATCTTGTAAAAAATATTATTGTCCAGACTGGATACAATAATCCAACAAGTTTAGCGCAAGCTTCCGATTATCAAAAACAATTAACCCCAACTTTAAAGTATTTGCTTACACAAGAGCAAATGCCTGTAAGCGAAATATCACAAATACTTGGTAAAGCGGAAGCTAATGGCGTTGTTTATGCCAAAGAGCAATTTGCAAGGCAAAACAAAAAAAGCTTTGTAGATAAGGCTTTTGATATTGCCGAAATGGCGATGTCAACTTTTGCCTTGCCAACGATGGGTAGTGTTCTTGCTGGTAGTTTAGGCGTATCAACCGCTGTTGGTAATGCAATTGTTAACACAAGTTTTTCACTTGCTGCTGGCGCTGATCCCCAAAAAGCATTAGAAACAGCCCTTTCTGGATTGGCTTCTAATCAAGTTGCGCAATATGTAACAGGATTATCAAAAACAAATGATCCTGTTATACAAAAATCTTTGGGTAATGCGATTGCCGTTGGTTCTAATACAGCACTTTTAGGCGGTGATGTAAAACAAGCGTTGTTATCTGGTATTGCTGCTGGCGTAGTAGGCGGCGCAACAGAAAAATTAACAAATGATCAGGCTGCCTCTTCAACTGCTGCAGAATTTGCAAAAAATGTAGCGTCTGGCATGTCTCCTGAGGAGGCTGCAAAAAATGCGTTGCTTGAATTTGGTTTGGCAAAAGCAGATGAGGCCATAAATGCGCCCACACCAACAAACACTCTTCAAGAAGTAGAGCCTACCAAAACAAAAACAATTGAAGAGCAACTTGCTGAAGCAGAGGCATTACCTAAAAGCCCTGATTATGGCAAACAGTACGGCCCTGAATTAGCTGCAGATATGAGTGGCGGGATTATCCCTTATGGTAAATCCACAGCAACGGATATTCCCATAGATGTGCCGGAAGTTGATTTTCGTCCATACGCTGTCGAAGACAAATATTTGCCAGAAATTATTGTTAGCGGGAAAAGAGACGAAACAACTCCGCTTACATCTTCTGAACAATCTGAGGTTTTGGATGCATATAAAAAGGCTGCGTTGTCTGGCGACACAGATCTTTTGAAGGCCAATACAGAGATTGGAGCTTTACCTAAAGATACTCTACCTGAAGCAAATCAGGAAGCAGTAAGCACTTTTGATAAAGATTTTAAAGATTATCTTAATCAGATCAACGCCAAGGTCAATGAATCTGCTGCAACTGCTATTGACGCAAAAGTTTTGGCAATGTTGGATCCGACGCTTGAAAATATTAATTTTGCAAAAAATGCAGAATTAGAGGTTGAATTAAATAAAAACATATTGCAGGAGACTTTATTTGGAAATGTGCCAACAGCACAACTTCCAAAAACATCTGATCAGATAGCAACAGAAGCATTAAATGCTGAGCTTGCTGCTCAAGCTCCCAAACCAACTTCTGAGCCAGTTTCTGAACCTGTTCCTGAATTAATTCCAGAGCCTATTCCAGAGCTGATTCCAGAAGTTATTCCTGAGTCGCCTTCTGTAATAGAGCCTATTCCTACCCCGGAGCCAACTCCAGCTCCTGAGCCGGTTCCAATTCCGACGCCCACTCCTGAGCCCATTCCTGAGCTTGCTCCTGAGCCTACTCCTGAGCCAGTTCCTACGCCAGTTCCTGAGCTGGTAGTAGAGCCTATTGTAAAACCTATTGAAGAGGCTCAAACAAAAGTAGAAGAAGCGATAAATGCTGCTGTAGAGGCCGAAGTAATTGCACAGATTTACCCTACGCCAGAAAATGAAGAGGCGGCGAAAAGAGCTCAATTAGAAGCGGAATTGGCTCAAAATGCACTTGAAAATGTTAAGATTGCCGAAATTACAAAGCCGGTGCCTGAGTTTGTCCCTGAGCCAACGCCCGCTCCTGAGCCCGAATCATTGCCAGTTGAGCCTTTCCCAGCGCCAACTCCAACTCCAACTCCAGCGCCAGCCCCAACGCAACCAGAGGACTTATCTTATAAGCCGCTGGAGCAAGTTTTTAATGAGGCAAATGAAGCAACAACTGCGGCAACTGACGCAAAAGTTCAGGCGTTAGTTGACCCTACGTTAGAAAATATTTTGGCTGCACAGCAGGCGCAATTCGAGGCTGAATTGGCACAAAAAGCGCTTTCTGATGCATTAAGTGGGGTGACTGCTGGGACAACAGATATTTCTGGGTCAGGAACATCTGGGGGAACTGAAGGAATTGAATCCTCTACAGGTGCTGGAACTACTGAGATAATTCCACTGCCGGGAGTAACTGCGGGCACTGAGGGATCTGGTGAAATTGGGCAAGTAATTCCAATTGAATCGCCGGGAATTGGTGGGCTTGGATCGCTAACAGGAACTGGTGAAATTGCTGATCTTGGAACATCGACGGGGATTGGTGAAGTTACAGGAACCGGGGAAACCTCAGGAACTGGAACATCAACCGGAATCGGCGAAACTACAGGATTTAATACCCCGGAGGGAACTGGACAAACTTCCGGTTTGGGGGCGTTAACTGGAACTGTAGACACTACAGGGGCTGGAACATTAGGGGAAACTCAAGGACTCGGCGGTCTTGGAGGTCTTGGAGGTCTTGGTGAGGTTGGTCAAACCGGGGGGACTTCAGGAGTTGATGGCACAAATATTGTTGGCGGTCTTGGCGGAATTGGTGAGTTGCCAGTAACTATTCCAACCGATGTCTTGCCGACAGAAGAGGAAACAGATATTACTGAAGAAACTGTAACCGAACCCCCGTTAGAATCTCAAACAGGTTCAACTGGCGGTGGTGGTGGTGGTG